ATCAACGTCTACTTCTACATCTACTACAACTACATCTACATCCGCGTCTACCAGTACTTCTACTTCTACTTCTACTACAACTACATCTACATCGACGTCTACTAGTACAAGTACATCTACGTCAACTAGTACATCAACGTCAACATCAACCAGTACTTCTACTTCTACCAGTACTACTTCAACCACAACTTCTGGAGCCACTTTCAGTCCACCTGACGTATCAGGTTTAGAACTATGGTATGATGCCTCTCAAGAATCTTACAATGATAATGACGCAGTTGGTACTATCCATGATTGGGCGTCTGGTTATGATGCAGTACAAGCCGTCGCTGACAAGAAACCAACGTTCAAAACTGGAATACTAAATGGACAACCTGTATTTAGGTTTGATGGCACTGATGACCAACTTCGTACTGCGGAAGGTGACATTTTTGGTGGATTTCATGACCAGACATGGTTCACAGTATGTCTTATTTCAGACCTCTCAACAACACGATGTCCACACACCACATCAGTAGACGGAGCTACTTCAAATCAAAATTCCATTAGATGGTTATTTGTTATCAACCCATCAGACTTGTTAACTATTTGTAGATCTTCCGGGAGAGCTTGTGAGATAGATCTAGGAATTGCTGCAGTCGAAGATACACCCTATGTGGGGATATTTGACATGGCAGGTCAAACGGCTAGAATGTGGTTAAATGGAGTTTCAGACTCAGACGATTACGTTGATTTGAACAACTTAAACCCAAATTACATGGAAGTTGGCGCAGGACAAGGAGGTGGTGGTCAGTATTTCGAAGGCGATTTGGCAGAGCTTATAGTTTATCAAGGGAAACTCTCAGACGTTGACAGAGGAAAAGTTGAAGCTTATTTGAAGGCAAAATATGGGATCTCATATTAATAGAATACCAGCTGCTCAGAGTGGAGAATATAGGATAGAGAAATACCGAGGTTATACTAGGTTGTGGAAGGGAGATCTACAGATCATGATAGATTCTCCTAAAGAAGCAGCCGACTTAGCTGAATTTCGTGAGAAGGTTCATGGTGATGTATTGATAAACGGTCTTGGCATTGGTTTTGCTCTTGAGATGGCGTTAGACAAGTCGACCGTAGATCTAGTAGTAGTTAACGAGATTTCAAAAGATGTAATAAACCTAGTTGGCCCCTACTTTGTCGATAACAGACTTACTATCAACCATGCAGATGCTTTTGCTGCTAGATTACCAAAAGACATGATGTTTGATATTATCTGGCACGATATATGTTTTACCGAACAAGATATGACTTTTTTTAGACTCTGTGAATTACATGCATGTTATACTAAACGACTGAAAAAGGGAGGATGGCAATGTTCTTGGGAGGAAGCACACTTAGGATATAGATTACAGAAAATAGGGGTTCCGTAAATAACTTGGAACATAAAAGATAGGAGATGTTTGAATATCAAGACTAAATAGAACTTTACAAAAAACAAAAGAACAAATACTAAAATAAATGAAAAGAGGAGAATGAGAAATTATGAAAATTGGAATCCTTACTCATTTTGGTTCATTTCAAGATGGTTACGCCCTTCACGTTGGTTGGCTCGAACGAGCTAAACTTCTAGATTACTTTAATCAAGACTTTGACTTTCTAGTTAATGAAAGATGTACGTCTGATATATATCCACATATGAAAGCAGTTCTACAGCCTGCTAAAAGCGGACAAGGTTTTGAAAATAAAGTAAAACATTATGAAAACCAATATAGAGAACTTCTAACTGAGTATGACGCAATATTAACAGCAGATTTAATTTATCAGAGACGTGGAGACTTTCTAGCACAGAACCAAGCTATGCGGAAAGCAGCTCCAGATTTAAAAGCTCATTGGTACCACTGGATACACTCATCTTGGATAAACCCACCAAAAAGTCCTAACTTTCCAGATAGTCTTAGATTTACTCCAATGGAGAAGTCAACGATCGTTTATATGAATAGTTCAGAGAAAACTGGAGTATCTAAAATGTATAGTGTTCCAATAGAAGACGTTGCTTGTGTTTATAATCCAAAAGATATCAGGTCATTCTCTGACTTCCATCCATTATCTTGGGAGATTATAAAACGTCTTAAAATACCAGAGAAAGACGCAGTACAAATACTTCCACATTGTAGTACAAGAATGGACGCAAAGGGAATCGATGTCACAGTTAAAGCTTTCGCAGCTTTTAAAAGAAGTGGATTAAAGGTTGCATTGGTTTTTGCTAACGCAAACGCGAGACAAGTACCTCAAGAACTTCTTATTAAAAAGAATTTTATAATTTCGACGGGATTAATAGAAAATGAAGATTTTCTATTTACTTCAGATTTAAATGAAAATCGACCTCTACCGAGAAAAGCTGTATCAGACATCTACAAAGTTGCTAACGTTTTTGTGTATGCTACTTATAGTGAAGTCTCTCCAAACGCACTAATGGAAGCAAAAATAAGTGGGAATCTTTTAGTTTTAAGTAACCGACTTCCATCACTTGCTGAGTTTGGTGGTCCAAACGCAATTTACTTTGACGCATCTTTTAGAACTCCTGGTACCCCAAGTGGAGAAGAAGGAGATTTGCAAGTAGTTACATATCATAATGAAGCTGCTTACTTTGACGAACTTACTAAAAAAGTAGTTAGTCAGCTTCCAAGTAGAAAGCATCTGTGGGAATTCTCTTACGAACGAATCTGGAATGAGCAACTGAAACCGCTACTTTATGGAGAGAAAAAATGATAGCAGGAGTCATGCCTATTTGTAGTTTTCCTTTAGCTCCCGAATTGGCTGGTAAACTAGCGAAGAGAGTAAATCATATAAGTTTAAGATTCGATAGTATAAAGGGTGACAGAAAAATATGGGAAGAATGTAAAAAGACAGTAAAAGAAATATGTCCATCAACTCACTTTTTTGAAACAGATATTAAGTGGAATAGATGGAATTGGCGCGAGCAACTGATTAGATCACTTGATCATATTAGACCAGAATATGTTCTATTTATTGACGAAGATGAAGAATATGATAATAGTTTTGATGAGGATTTTGAAAAGTTTAAACTTTCTGAATTCCCAATGATGATGTTTGATTACCAAATGGTCACCGATGATAACCGACAAGTAATGAAGTATCCAAAAGCTAGACATTGTAAAGTTTATAAATGGATGCCCGGAATAAAATATCAACCATACCATGGTTACGCTATACCAGATTTTCCCGGCGAACCAAAACCTACCTACCATACAAACAGATACAGAGCAGAATCAAGGATAAAACACTATTGTTTTTATACTCGTGAAATGGAAGAATCTAAGATTCTCCATAAGTAGGTCAAGTATCGTTCTAAAATCATAGAGTATCGAACTAACCCAAATAGTTAAGTACTCAAAACCTTTACCTATAACGAGTTAGAACAAATATTAAAAATATAAATTCAAAAAAAGGAGTATAATATATGACTTATGTTCGTTATCCAGGAATGCTGGAGTTTGTTCAAGAACAGAAAGAAAACGGGTTAAATAGTAAAGAAATATATGATCTAGTTAGAAAAGAATTTGGCTACTCTAGTAGTTACCCAACATTCAGAAGATACGTAGTTTATGTTCAACAAAAGAAAACAGATATAGATATAAATATAGAACCAGAAGATATTGACACTTTAGATAAGAGATATAAAAAAATAAGAGTAAGTAGTCGAGATGATATAAAGTTTCTAGAAACAATATCTAAACACCGAGTTCTAAAAGTAGATGACCTTTGTAATAAACTAAATTGTCCTCCAAAAATTGTATATGATTTTGTTGACCATTATAGATCCAAAGGATATGAAATTGTTGTTGATGACGATAAAGTTATCTTCTCAGAAGGAGTTGTATCGAACGGTGAACTTAGAGTACATCCTCTTGAAGAAAAAGAAATAATATTTGGCGTAGCTGGTGACTTCCATTTTGGTTCGAAGTCAGTCCAAATAACGCCGTTAAATGAATTTTGCGAATTGGCCAGGAAAAAAAGTGTAAAACACATGTTTATTCCTGGAGACATAGTTGCTGGTTATAATGTATATCCAGGTCAAGTATTTGATTTATACGCTATTAGTTCTGAAGAGCAAGAGAAGTCTGTAGTTACTAATTTACCTTATGGATTCGAATGGTATGCTCTTGGCGGGAATCATGATTACTCATTCATAAGACGAGGAGGTGGACATAATCCTTTATTAACAATTTCAAGTTTAAGAGAAGACTTCCATTATGTTGGATTTGATGAAGCAGACGTTCCAATTCTACCAGGAGTTGATTTAAAAATGTGGCATCCGAGTGGGGGAGTTCCTTATTCAATATCATATCGACTACAAAAAGGAGTTGAACAAGTGGCGTTTGACGAACTTACTTCTATAGTAAGAGGAGTTAAATCAAGACCAACTATAAGGTTTATTCTCTCAGGTCACCTTCATATACAAATGCAAGCAATGTTTGGTAGTATATTTGGAACTCAATGTGGTTGCTTTGAAGGTCAAACAAACTACTTAAAAAGGAAAGGTCTCGTCCCACATGTTGGTGGATACATTATAGAAGCACTAATTGGAAAGAACGGACTATTAAAGAATTTTGAAGCTAAATTCTACATCTTTGAAGAAGTAAAAGATGACTGGAAGAATTATAAACACAGTATTTCTGAACCAAAAATAACAAAACCTCTTTTTAATGGAAATAACGAAAGTTAACAAAAAATAGATTTCAACTAAAAAATGGGGGAAGTCAAGTTCCCCCATTTGAATAGTAAGTCATATACAAAGTTTCCACTCTTCTCTAACATGTTCAATATTAGTATAAATCAACGAGTCGTTCTTCGTACTCACAACAAGTGAATCCATAGCGATATTCAGAACTCCTACGTCACCAATGTTAGTACTACCAAAATCTTTTTTGGCGATAAGATAAATAGTTCTTGTCATCTTAAATATCCTCCATAAAGTGAATATTCTTAAAACTAATATCTACTACCAATAATTAATATATATAGATCTGTTGCTTTTATCACGTAAAATCTACGTAAAAATGGGAACCTGAATTCCTATTTTTATTTCTATAAAATTTACTTTACGTAACCATTACTTATCTTCATTTTGTAGATTGACTCATGCTAATAAATTTCGGAGTGATTTTTCCAATCTGTTCTCCTAAGAATGAGAACACTAAAATAATTCCAACAAAATGCCAATATGGAATATTATGAAGTTGATCTGGAACATACGAAGCAAAGTATACAGGGACCACAGCATTCCAAGCAATACGGAATGGAATTGCAGAAACAATTGCGAACGCTACCTGGAATGCTACTTTCACAAAAGCCATGATGTATTCTAATCCAAACATTTTTAAATACCTCTTCCTAAAATTAAAAAAAGATTTCTTGAAGTCATTATTAAAATTATATTTCATTTTGCTACCCAAAAAACAGTTTCTATCTATCTACTAATTTATATATATAACTAGAACATATTATAAACTTACTCATTACACTATAAACCAATGGACTTTAAACTAAAATAAGGTCGTAGTCCGAGACCTTGGGAGGAACCATTATGGTGTACAAAAATTCTTTTGTAGTCGTTGTGAAATGCAACGGTCAAATCCTTCGAGAGAGGGACAATGTTGTTATCCTACCTTTTGGAAGTCATTATTCTCTTCAACTAAAAAATCTAGAATCTAGAAAAGCAAATATCAAAGTTAGTGTTGATGGACAAGATGTTCTAAACGGTTCGTCACTTATTATGGAACCAAATTCTAATTTTGAGTTACTTGGATTTCTAGAAGGTATGGTAGTTAGGAATAAATTCAAGTTCATACAAAAAACAAAAGAGATCCAAGAGCATAGAGGAGACAGAATCGACGATGGTATTATAAGAGTAGAATTTGCTTTTGAAAAACAAGTAATTATCAGAAGTATAATTCATGACCATCACTACTACCCTCCAGTAATTCATCACCATCATCCTTATTGGGGTCCACACTGGGGATTTCACTGGGTTGGAGATTCTCACAGTCTTACAAATGATGGTACAATAGGAAGTTCTAGTGATCTTAGATGCTACAATGCTTCTGTAAACTCTTTTAACGAATCTAAGTCGTTTGCTTCTGAACCAATAGTAGACGAAGGAATTACTGTAAAAGGTGAAGAAACAAGACAAGATTTTGTTTATGGACATATAGGAGAATTAGAATCATCTCAAGTAATAACTGTTATGTTAAGAGGAACAAAAAGTAATAATATTACTGCAGTTTCGGAACCAGTTACTGTGAAAACTAAACTTACATGTCCTACATGTGGAAAGAGATCGTCGTCAAGTTCTAAGTTCTGTTCTAATTGTGGAACATTCTTAGAGTAATAAGAAAAAAGTGTAATGAGACTATTGAGGGATGATACTATAATATATCATCCCTCATCTTCATTTTCAATGAATATTACCTTTATTTTTAGCTCGGACTAACTCCAACTCAACGATGAAAGAATCAAGTTCAGAAAATAATATTTCCCTCGGAAGAAGATTTCCTGCTACTGAATAGGCAGTAATAATTCTCATAACTCTTTCGAACTTCTCACCCTCTCCATTTTCACATATCTCAACTAACGGACATTCTTTACAAATACGTTTGTGAATAATACAGAATGGAACAATCAAACCTGCTGCTTCTCCCATCATCTCGAAGTCTTCTTCAGATTTTACACCTTCTGAAAACTCCCTAATTCTCGTCCATTTCTCTATTGTTAAATCGAAGGGATCCTCGCCCCTCTCAGATCTTTCTTTCATTTCCGGAACAAACATTAAAGTCATAATAATCTCCATTCTAAAATTTTACCAAAAAATTGGCAATCGTCAAATCGTATGAGGGGCTAATTCTAGACGACTACCAATTTTAAAACACCTATGTTTCTTTTTTGAGAGCGGCTACATCTTTCTTTATATCTTCCAACTCAGATCGAACCTCCTGTTCTATTGAACGAGTCCTCCGTCGTATCAGCCAATGTCGTACAGCCCAACATATAATAACGCCGAGTGCGAAGGCCAAGATTTGTATCAAAAGTTCATGTATCATACTTTGATGTACGATCCGTTGCATAGTTGATCCACTATACATAAATAGCCTTACGAGGTTAATACAAATAACTATCACACCCAGGTAATACAGAACGTTCAATAAACCAGTTAAACTAAACTTCTTAAATCTTAACGGATGAGTTATCATAATAACGTCCTCCCTTTAGAATATTTTTAAAATAATTCAAAAGCCCCTTCCTGTTAATTAATATATATAGTAAGTACGAACTAATCTGTTCTAAATTTTAGAACAAACTATAAAGTTTATCAATAACTATTTTCTTAGTAAGGAATTCCAAGTATGGAAAAAAAAGTAGAGAATATTTTAATTCAAGTAGAAGAGAAATATGGAGACCAATGTCTCTCTGACTCACAAGGAAACCTTTCTTGTGGAATAAGAAAACCACAAGGACTAGTAGAAGTTTTTGAAGTCGGTGAGAACGGATCGAAACGTCTAATTAGAAAAAGTAATTTAGTTGTATACGATGGGAGAGAGTTAATTACTCAGAAAATACTTGATATACAAAATACAAATGCAGATACTGATAAAGATGAGTTTCTTTGCTGGTTTGGATTAGGAAGCGGAGGTGTAAATCCGGCAGATCCATTTGATCCAATTCCTCCAGTAAACAGTGATACCGATTTATATGAAGAAATTCCAATAAGCGCAACTGATACAACTTGCGGAGACTTTCATGATGGATCTTATTATAAACATCCATTCGAAAGTGTAATTTATGAACAAGACTCACATAATGATGGTAAATGGTTAATTGCAAAAATTATTACCACAATTGATACAGATGATGCAAATGATGAGGAAATAAGTGAAGCTGGACTTTTCACCAATTTAACTAACGCATGTGGTGCTTCTGGACCATTCCACTTATTTGCAAGAGTTACGTTCCCTACAATCTTAAAAACTAACGTAAGGAGACTTACTTTTGTTTGGTATCTATATTTCTAAACTAAACAACCATAAAAGGATTTAAATGTAGAATAGACTCCATCAGAAAGGTTATATGATTTTTTAGAGAATTTTAACTTAGAAAAATTAAATTTGGGAGGAAACAAAGATGCCAAATATTTCGCCTGGAGTCTATACCAAGATAATTGACCTCTCAACATATGTCCAAGTAGTTCCGAGTACTATCGGGTTCATTTGTGCTCTTACTACAAAAGGTAGAGATAATGAACTACTTCTTATTGGATCTAGAGCTGACTTAGTCAGTGAATTTGGTGAACCAAACATTCAAGATTATGGAAAAAATTACGGACAAGGTCTTTACTGCGCATACAATTTCCTAGGGGAATCTGGAAGTCTATATTTTATGAGATGTCTCCCAGATGATGCAGCTTTTGCTAATATGAGAATTGATGCAAAAATAGCTGCTGCTGACGCAACTGCGTCAATAGTTATTACCTATGTTGACGCAATAGATACATTAGCCGACTTGAATACAAATCTTGCTGACGCAGCTCCAAACTATCCTATTGCTTTTTTATATCCGATTGGACGAGGAGAATATTACAACGGAATTGGAGTTAGATTTACAGAACATTCTAATCCGTTACTTAATGATGTTTATGTTATGGACATATATGAGAGACAATCTGATGGTGACGACGTAATTATCGAATCATTCGAAGTTTCATTTAATCCTAAAGCGGTTGATGATGCAGGTGAGTCAATCTTTATCGTAGATATTCTAAATACATATTCTTCAGTACTAAGAGCAGATATGACTTTAACTTCTGGAAGTTATACTGGTGGATATGATTTAGTTTCCAGAATCTATGACAAAAATATTGGAACTGTATCAGTAGTAGAAACTGTAGGCTCAGCAACTATTACTGATAATAAACAAGACTTTTCTGATTGGGCAACTACTGAAGCTCCTGGTGCTACACTAACTTATGTAGTAATAGCCACTGATGGAAAAGGAAATAAAGTTTGGGGTTGGTTAGGAGATTATAGTGGTGGAGATAATGAAACAATTAACGTTTTTGACGAACGACATTATGATTCAGCAACACAATCTTGGAAAGGAGACACATCATTATTTGATGCAGTAGCTGGAACAGGAAACGAAATTACTTACGTAATTAAGAAAGCTAATACAAGTATAGCAACTGCTTTTACTTCTAGCGAACCAGTTCCACTAAAACGAGGTTCTGACGGTTCTCTTATTGACGCCACTGGAGACCTCGATACTGATGAAGCAACAAATATTCTAGCACAAGGTTATGCTGGAGTAATAGATGACCAAGTACTTGACGACGAAAATATCTACTTTACTCTAGTTTTCGATTGTGGTTATCCAGATGAAGTTAAAACTAGTATAAGTTCACTAGTTCAAACAAGGAGAGATTGTGTAGGTATTTTAGACAATGGTGATAATTCAGTAGTTGGTGGACCAAGTAGTAGTAGTGGTGCTATTTATCAACGTTTAAATAACCATACATATAATACCTTCTTGCTAGCTCTCTATGAAGAGTATAATAAAGTTTATGATGTATTTACTGGAAAAGACGTTTGGTTTTCACCGATTTATCATATGTCTTACATACTTCCAAGAAATGATACTGTATCTGAACTTTGGTTTGCTGCTGCTGGTTTTAATAGAGCTGCTATTGATTCAATTAAAGAACTTAGATTCAATCCGAATCTTGACCAAAGAGATACAATGTATCTAAAACAATTGAACCCAATCGTTAAGTTCAATCCTGGACATGTTGTTTGGGGTCAACTTACTACACAAGCGAAAGCAAGCGCATTACAAGATTTAAACATTGTAAGACTTGTATTGTATTGTAAACGAGCGTTATCAGAATACTGTAGATACTTTATTTTCGAACAAAATGATGCTATAACATGGAATCTAGTATCTGGCGATATAGTTGAGTTTTTAGAAGCGATCAAAAAGAAAAGAGGTCTGTATGATTATAATGTTGAAGTTGGAGCTACAGACTATGAAAAGAAACGTAAAACATTCCATGTTAATATAGTTCTAAATCCAACTAGAGTCGTTGAGAAGATCGAACTTAATTTCTTTATCAAGTAAACAAAAAAAGAGTAGAGGAATAGATCAAAAATATTCCTCTACTCTACTCCAAAGACTTTAAAGGTTTTTTTCATATTTCTTTTTTATTTCATTAAGTTTCTCTTGATATTCGTCGTACCAAGCATTTACAATCCATCCTCTATCTGGTCCTGCATCATCTTCTATAATAACTAAATTCATCTCACTTAATAATGAGTGAAGTACACTAAATTCATTATTATTTGGGTACTCGTGAACCATACCAGTGTCTCTTAATTTATAGAAAATTTCAGAAAGTTTCTCAATAGAGATCTCACCATAATCTCCAATAATATCTATTATTCCAGTTTGTTCTTTTATTGAGAGACATTGTTCAAATGTTAAAGATGGCGGTATTGCTACTATCATATTCGTTGACGAACTATTAGTAACAAAATCATTCTTTATCTTCATTTCTTATCCTGTGTCTATTATCTTAAATGAGATTGATTTAAAACCAAAAAGTTCCAACAATCTTTTTGGTCGAACTTTAGAATCTATAATCAACTCTCGCATATAATGGGGTATATCATCATATGTATTAAACATACTTATAGATTCAGTTATTTCAAACATTCCCTTTCTTTTTTCTTCAACTTTTCTTGGATTGTAAAATCTTAAAGTAGGAAGTTTCTCAGCATATCTATATGTTTCTAAATACCTCTCAAGGTACCGGTTCAAATTCGTTTGGAAACTATCTAAGTTTTTATCTGTTGACATAATAACCATAATAAAACTTGCTGAACTACTGTTAGTTACGTAATCAGTTTTAATTTTCATTTCAGTCTCTAATGATGACTTATTCGAATATTCGAAAGTTCTCCAAATATATCTCCATGTTCCATATCAGAATAAATCCCTCCATCCTCATCTGAATAAGTAAAGAAATACAGTACTTTACCTATATTCTTTTTAACGAATTCTGAAGCGACTTGTTCTGCTCCCCTTCTCCGTTTACTTTCAAATATTTTATTAACTTGTTGTATATCCATTCTAGTCTTAATAAGGCGATCATATTCTTCCCAACTCACATCTTCTTGAAAAGTTCCTGACATTAATTCTTCAATAACTCGATTAGTTATTCCTTTAAGTACTGGATCTAAATCAAAATCAAAATTTCCTTGTTTTAAAACTATTGGCTCTTGATCTAGGATATCTTTAAGAACTATTCTTGCATGTTCAGTATACGTTAAATGTTCTTTAACATCGTCAAATGTTTTTACTATCTTATCCCAAGCAACTATAAAACTTGAAGAACTTGAGTTTGTTACAAAACTCGTTTTTACTTTCACTTCTCAGATCCTCTTTTCTTTTTCTTGTCTCTTTCTTTTTTCCACTTTTCTATTTCTTTTTCAAAAAGGATACTTCTCTCTCTTACAAATTCTTGTCTTGTTTTCATTTTAAAATCAGTTAAGTCCAAAAACAACTCACCTCTATCATCATGGTCAAGATATTCGTCTTCGTCAACATAGCGTTCTATTTCTAGTCCTCCACCACTCCAATCCTCATTTCTACATGTATCAACTCGAACTTTTCGTCCTCTAGCGACATCAATCCAATCTCCTCCAAAGATAAAAGTTTCGTAATTACAAGTCCATGGAATAATAATATTCCCCTCAAATTTAGGATTGTCCTTCAACCACTTTTTAACTTCTTTCTCATGAGGATGTGGGTCGCCTTCTGAGGTTTCTTTCCAGTTCTCAAAAAATATTTTTAACATCTTTTTAGCTGTAGTGATAGGCTTTCTATACTTTACAATAAATGAAGAACTAGAACTATTAGTTACAAAATCACTTTTAACTTTCACTAATTTTTCCTCTAAAAATATAAAAAATACACTCGAAAAGTGGTACTAGATCAATACTAGTACCACTATCGCAATGAAAAAACTCTGACTCCACGATTACTACTCTTCCCACCTTTCTTACATCCAGGACAATAAACTCTTGGAACTCCGTTTCCCCTCCATTCATATTTAAGTTTTGTCTTATGAGTAGTTTGACAAGAAGGACAAATAGCTATTACAGTGTTTTTCTCCCTAGACGATTTCTTCATTTTTTATCCTCCAATTTATGTTCTCTAGACAGTATTAAAACACCTACTAGAAAAATAGCTATCACTAAATTCATCATAGAAGAAAAACAAATAGCTAAAAGAGCGTTAAAAAGAAACAGGAAACACACGAAACGTCTAACAACTTTTCTTACTTCTTTTTCTTCATTAGTCATAACTCACTCCTTTTTAGTATTCATAAGGACATATATCTGGATGTAACTTCAATCGATATCTACATGACTGGAAGGGTACAGAATTATTCCAAGCATTTTCAATTGAGTTATTTTTTAACGAAATTCCAAACCTTTCATGATCAGCGAAAGAACATGGAACCAACTTCATGTCCGGAGTAATATAAGTTGACATCCTTCCAGCCTCACAAGTATCAATTGACATTTCTTGAAAAGAAGAAAATTTAGCGAACTTTTTTGTCTTGTTTACCATACAACTGTCAAGTCCGACTTTAAATCTACAATGTGGTTCTCGAAGTAAATTACTAAGACGAAATATTTGACTTGTTTTTGGAATCCAATGCAAAAGATTCTTACCTCTTCCTTGTGGTTTAAATAAAAGAAAAATAACTGCATTGAGTCTCTCTAAATCTACTTTTTTATTCCACACATCAAACCCCTGTAATATTTTAATAGATCTCTCTGCAGATATTCTTGTAAATACAAAATGTATATTAGTTTTGATACCCGCATCTACAAACATGTTTAATGCTTGATATGTAAAATCTTTTTGATAGTCAGAAACTGCTACAGCACCACATAGTTTTGAAACTTCTACTTGAAAATTTGTTAACCCAATTCCACTTGTTGTATAGTTTGGAACTACATTATTTTTTCTCGAATATTCTACTATCTCTCTAAAATCTTCATGTAAGTTTGGATCACCTCGTCCACCGAGAGCTACTTGATTCGTATGATGTTTACACTCATCAATAATTCGTTTGAAATCCTCAAGTTTCATATTGGGTTCTTGAGAACTACCTTGATAACAGAATTCACATTTATTCTTACAATGTCCCATTATCCCACAATCGATCATTGACGGCATATCAAGAGAAAAAGGGTCTGGGTGACCATTAGTACCATGAAGTACTTCAAAACCTGTCCTCGTGTTGAATAATAGTTCATAGTGGTCGTTTCTAAAGCACTTATCAAAGTAACCAACTATTTCGATACTAGTATTTTCATCTCTTAATGTTTTGAATTCTATATCGAACTTATTATTGATTCCCATCTGTTTTCTCACCGAATCTAGTATAAACTACTCCATCAATTGTTCTAACTTGTTTAATATCTTTATAAACATCAAGAGTCATCGGCGCTATTTTATGTAATAACATTTGATCTTCTGGTCTCGTATTTTCCCACTCTTCTTCAGTAATGACTTCATCTGAATTCAGAATAATGAACTTATTTGCTTTATAGGGACCAAAGTCATTTTGTACAATCAACAAGGTATTGTAAAATTTCTTTCTAAGAACTTGTTGTAAACAATTCCCTCGATATCTATCATGGTAAACGCCCCAGCAAAGACCATTATTTACAAGAATGTCTTCAATTTTATTTGCGTTCTCTTCGTTTGACTCAACTATTTCGTTAAGGTCATCAAAGTAGTCAATTAAAAGTTCCAGAACTGATTTCCACTTCTTTCCTACTAATCTTAAAACTCGATCTTTATTTTCATCATAATTTAAATTACGGATAATTTCTCGCCACCTTTTTTTTGGCGATAAAATAAACGTATCAACTAGATTTCCCACTTAGAACCTCCAATACATTAAAACCATCTGGATAATGGTGTGCTCTATACTCTTTCATTTGTTCATCCATACTCATATTGAGATCATAAACTTCTACTACTACAATTGCACTATGTGGCTCAGAGTACTTCAAATATTCTTCTTTAAATTCCTCTAAGCCACTAGTGTAGACTGGAAAATCAAACCAATCAATTTGGTCACAAAATACAATCATATGACTTTTTTTCTGGTTAACTCCCTCCTTAAACCACGAAATTAGATCTTGTTTTGATGCTGCACTCATATTTTACTTCCATTCAGTTTTTTGACGATTGGAACTCCCTTTGTCCGTATTTTCTTTCTGACATACCAAATTGTTGGACAAATAGGACCTAAAAGAAAAATAAATATGATAGAAAATAAGTCTACTAACATTATACCTTTATAGGACTTATTTACTCCTATAAAGTAATAGATACAAGAAACAAGGCCAATAAGTCCCCACAACAATAATAGTAATTTCATTTGTTTACCTCCTTAGTTAAATAACTACTTACTATTAATATACATAACTTGTCCAACAATTCTTTGTCTGGTTTTTCTATTAAGAAACTATGTTTTTTAAGTTCTTTAAGTTCATTTGTTTGATCATTTGTTATCGATATTAATTCGTCATAAGAAATATTTCCAGATAAGATATATCTTAGTATCTCTACATCTGGTCTAGGAAAAGTAATATTACCATCTGATAATACTTCATCTCCTTCTGATAACAAACGATACAAGTGAGTAGCATGTTTCAAGTCATATCCAAATTTCTCTTCTAGTTTAGCCCTAGCAGGGTTTCTATTGTTCTTCCAATTTTGATATGACTTCCATTCTCTCATTGCATTCATATACGCTTTTTCTTTGTCAAGAGCCTCAATAAAGTTATCACTAATAGGCATTAATATTTTTATAGCTTCATAATCAGGTTCTTTTAAGTTTTGAGTCAAACTAATAAAAGAAACGAATTCTTCCATTGACTCTAATTGCTCTCTCAACTCATGAAATTTTCCAATTTGTTGTAAGTATAAAGATAACAGTTTATTAAAAGCTCCAATTTGGTCTTTTGGAATTAAGGAATGGTTACTAGGAAGACCGTACTTCTCTCTTGTTGGATATTCTTTTGGTGGGTTTAAAAGCCAACTTCTATGACGTTTGATACGTTTTAGTTGCTCATTAGCATATCCAATAAATGTATCAGCACATAATTTAGAAACAATACTATCTCTCACAGAAACTATTTCAATCCATTCCTTTGATCGTACTCTCCACAATTTCTTTGGAATAAATAGAAATTCAAGAACAGTAGGATTATTAGCTAATAACAGTTTCATGAAACTACGAATATCATAATAAGCTTTATCATTCTCTTTATCTTCATAGTCTTTTAAACTAATTGTATTTAAAAAACCATAAAAATATTCCTTACTCGGTATGAAAACTCCTCTGATATCCATGTCTGATTCCTCTGTACTAGTTCCATATAGATTACTTCCCGTTATAGCTTCGAATATTAATTTAAAGTTGTTTGGTATCATATCAGACCATATTCTTTGAATTTCTGATCTGCCTCTTCTTCAAGTTTGGCTTTTAGAACTTCTGAATTTCGTAGTAAGAAATTAAGCATTATTCCATCGAACACCAGTTTAGTAAACAATTTTGTTTCAAAGTCCCACTGTACTACTTCTTTTTCCTTACAAAGAACAGTTATTATATTCGTCATTACAGGTGGTATCTCTAAACTAACTGGCGTTTTTTCTTTTTTGTTAAACCAAAATAAAGGTCCATTTTCTAATGTTTCTACTACTATTTTCTTGACCATTGACTTTTCTTCCTCAGAAAGGTTAAATGGATTTTTAAGATATTCATATATGTTCATTATATTCCTCCACTAATTTAGTTAGAATTTCTTTAGTGTTTAACTCTGGTTCATCTAGAACCTTATCTAAAAGAAAGTCAAGAATTTTTCCGATTATTGTTCCAGGACTTAAACCAGTTATTTCCATTATTTCATTTCCGTCTAATGCTAAATCACCAAACTTCTTCGGTGGTTTCTCGTTAACTACTTTCTTTATAAACTCTAATAACGTTTTTACTTCATTAATTTTATACGGTAATTGTTTCAGATTTCCATGTTTGTCAGCAATTACTACTCTTATTAAATCCCTACAGTCTATTCCAGCTTCATGTAATTCTTTTAGAACTCGTCGAAGTGCTTTTGGATGACCAGGACTTATGTCTCTCATATGTAGAAATACTAATTTGGAAATATAGTCTATCTCTCTATTTGAGAACTTTAAAGTACTTAGTTCATCTTTTATTAAATCAACTCCGATATCAACATGACCAACAAACGTTAAGTCGTTCGTTCTTGGATTTATCTTACTCGCACTTGGTTTACCTACATCATGTAAATAAGTTGCTAACTTTAATAGTGGATATCTAGTAGAAATACAATCACCACATATCATACTATGTTCAAAGACATCTTCATAATGATGCGGTCCATGTGGGTGATTAACACAGTCTTCTAACGATGGAAAAATATATATTAAGGCACCAATTTGGTGAAGAGTTCTAAAAAATTTTGAAGCTCTTCTGATTTCCATACTTTTAAGGATCTCAAGTCGGATCCTTTCTGGAGAAATAAGAGTTTCTACATAATCAGAATATTCTCTAAGAGCATTCCACGTATTTTTCTCGATTATACCATCTAATCTTGCGTCAAACCTACAAGCTCTTATTATCCGATTTGGATCTTCAAGAATCCTCTTTTGAGGTTCTCCAACAAACTTTATTACTTTATTTTTAAGATCTTCCTTGCCTCCAAATAGGTCAATCAATTTATAATTTTTTACATCGAAAGCCATTGCATTGATTGTAAGATCTCTTCTAGCTAAATCTTCTTCTAAAGATCCAGCGAAAGTTACTTCTACATTTTTATCATTAAGACCACCATATCTATCAATTCTATAAGTAGCTACTTCTACTCCATCAACTAAAACAACTCCAAAATTTTTTCCTACAGTCTTTATAGTTCTATCTCGAAATATATATTCAATCTCATCGGGTCTAGCAGAAGTAACTATATCAATATCATGAGGTTCTTTTCCTAACAGATAATCTCTAACTGTACCACCAACTAAGTAAGCTTCGTATCCATAGTTATGTAATCTTTTAATTATCGGATGCGATCTCAATTTTATTGTCCTCCTTTCCTTTTATATTCTAATAGTACATTTTGTAACTTGTCTAAAAATTGTTTTATACATCTTCATGATACCGATAAGTCAATTCCCATTCAGACTCAGTAATCCTATTTCTTATCTTAGGTCTATCTTTTACATCTCTACAATATTTATAAGTCAGTTCTGACATTTCTTTTGGATGAATCCACATATTCTGTTCCTTAAATAATCACCCTAAAATTAAGATTAAAAATAATCAACAAAAATATCTGGAAGAAATCCTCCAGATATTTTTTACAGTCCTCTGTATGGTCCTCTACTTTGACCATTACATTAAACCCAAAAGCTCCATTCCGAACATAATTACTGCCGAAATACATCCAACGATGAATATTAGAATAATCGCAGCAGGTATAGAAGCAAGAGACCACTTGACTGTGAACTTTACCATCGACCAAAATGGCATTCGAATGTCTATTATAGTAACTTCGCTTCGTTGTTCCATTTTCTTCTCCTTCCTTATTTTTTGAAATAAGTAGATCATTTCTTACAACCCTTCTGAGGTTATATTTTCGTCAGTTTCTACCCATAAAATACTTTTCTTTTTTATTCTAGCCATACAGAAGAAACAAATATAGAAAGGTTCTCTAAGTAAGTCCTTTTACATAAACAATCTCCAACTACTTATTATTAGATAGTAATATATATAGTAGAACACAATCTAAACTGTTAGTATCTTTAGAACAAAATATAAATTTTATACGGTGTTGGTATCAAGTTATGAATCTAAAAAAATACCTAGAACACATACAAAAAGACGAATCTATATTTCCTATCGATTCATTTGAGAAAAAGAAAAAGAATGTCTTACGAACTGTGTATCCTGAACAAACTAGTCCTTCTACTGAGAATAAACGAGTTATGATAGATTTCGATGGAGTTATTAGTAGTTACAAACATGGTTGGATGAACGGGAAATTAGTAGATGAACCAAACCTTGGTACCAAAGAAGCAATAGACGAATTACATAATAAAGGATATGAAATAGTCATATTTACTACTAGGGCGTCTACTTCATATGATGTTGGTCCACCTGCTTCCAGACTAGTAGAAGATCTGAAAAACTACTTACAAACACATAACATTTATTATGATTTTATTACTGCTGAGAAGTTACCAGCAGTAGTATATATCGACGACAGAGCGATTCGATTTAAAAACTGGAAGCAAGTTTTAGAAGATTTTAGTAAAATAGAGGATTAATCCTTAGAGGAGGATAAGTAAGATGAAGTATTCATTTGCTGAACTTGGTCAAAACATAGTTTCTAGAAGATTTGGAGGAACTACTATTGGAGTTGCTGACCCTTATGTTACAGGTTATCACTTTATATGGTTTACAAAATTACCTACAAAACTAGTTGATTATACTAAACAAGGTATTTCAGGAATTTCTAGTACTTCTGAGATCCAAAATATTCTAGCAGCTTCATGTCTATCTGTCACTCCTCCTGGGGGAACATTAGGTAAAATCGAATATACTGGTCTAGGAGGAATAAAGTGGGCAGTTCCATCAAATATTGACTATGGAAATACAGTTACAATAAAATTCTTAGAGTTCAATAAAACACCAATTCTCGATATTATGCATAGTTGGGTAAAAATGATTCGTGATTATAGAACAGGTATTAGCGATATATTAGAAGACGGAGACGCAGGTGAAGGTTATACAAAGAAAACTTATGCCGCAATGATGTACTACTGGACCACAGCTCCAGATGGAAAAACTGTTGAGTATTACGCAGCTTATGATGGAATGTTTCCTGCGAAAGACCCACAAGATTTATTTACAAGTGACGTAGAAACTGTTGGAAGACTCGATGTTGAGGTTGAATTTAATGTTGATTATGCATGGCATGAACCATGGGTAAAAAGTAAATGTGATTCATTTACATCTACATTCATGGCCGCAAAAGAGATCGTCAAAAGATACGGTGAGAGAGAACAATAAGACATACTTTCCTAAGAGGAGGAAATAAAATGATACTTACAGAAAATATTAACTTAACTGACTCAACATTATTCTTACTTTGTGCGAGAGATATTATAAAAGAAGTAGTAAATACATCCTCAATCGAGAACAAAGATACAGTTAAAAACTTCATTGTAAATGAAGCATCTGACTATCAGATCATGTCACTTCTAATTAATGAAGAACTACCAGAAAAGAAATATGATGTTGAAAAAGAAATACTACTTTTTAGTCAATTAAAAGAACAAGTAGTTTTTAATTATTCAACATTAACAGAGACGATCGGTGAAAATTTAACCAAGAATATTATTTTTGAAGTTGGACCAATCTCACCAAGATATTCTTCAGCTGCTTTAATAGCAGAGTTCCTAGTCGCTAAACGAGCCCTTGAACAAGTAGTAACAGTAACAAAGGATCCTGAAGCTGCTAAAAAAGCCCTAGCTGTAATTAAAACAAGTATCAAGTTTTGGAAAAATAAAGCCGGAGTACTAAAGAATAGGGTAGCTGCCGCAGTTGGTCCAAATAAAGCAACTTTAGCACTACAATTGAAGAAAGCGAATCAAAAGATCGCTAGTTTAGAAAAACAACAAGGAAGTATTACGGCCAACTTGAAACGAGCAGGTAAACTTGCAGTTGGAAAAGGAAAAGTTGCTAGTATTGCGGCATCTGGAAAAGTTGTGGCAGCGTTACAAGCTATAGGAGCGAAAACTGGTGCTGCAGGAGTTGCAGCAAAACTTGGAGTTCCCGCTACTTCTGTAGGAATCGTTGGTGGTGGTGCAGTAGTTCTTGGAGGTTTAGCAGCTGCAGCTATTCTTACCTATGCAGCAGTAAAAACTTACAAACGATTCTTAAGTCAAGCAGCTAAGGCATGTAAGGGAAAATCAGGAGCAGATAAAACTGCTTGCATGAAAGCTTATAGAATTAAAGGCTTACAAGCACAGATAACTGACTTAAACAAAGCTTTAGCAGGTTGCGCAAAAACAAAAGACCCAGGAAAATGCTCTAAAGCAGTTGGTAATAAACTGACTTCTTTAAAAAAGAAACTAGCTAAAATACAGAAGTAAAAAATGTTAACTGTACAAAAGTATTTAGAAGACCTACAATGTGTATCTGAAATCTCACAGTATACGATATCACTGGGAACTGGTGGATGGCCCGCCTGGCAAAGAATCTTATCAGATATTACAACTGCCACTGAAGGTTGTATGAGGTTAAGAACGCCAATTGAAAGGAAAATATGTAAGTATAGAATAAAAATTATAGAAGCAAGGAGGAAAATCGCTTTTCTAAGAACTGTTGACTGTCGGTTAGCTAAACAACCAGAATCTTGTGACAAACAAATTGACGAACAAATCGAGAAAATGCAAATGTCTCTAAGAGACAATACAGAAAAAGTTGCTAGAACACTTAGAACTATTCCCAGGTAAAATAAAAATAAAAGGAAAAAAAGATGACCAATAATATGATAAGGATTTTAGCAGGAAGTATAATTGTAAAATCTAAACTTCATAAAGAAGCAAAGACTCAGTTACTTAATTTTATACAAAAAGAAGCCTCTATTGAACAAGTAATGGTTCTTATATTAGATGGTAGAATCGTCCAGTTAGATGAACAGACTTCTGAAATTGTTCGAGATAGATTTAAGGTTAATGAAGCTGGTGGACGTATATCAACTATGAGAAAAACATACGCAACACAATATGGTTCTTCACTTGGTGTAGTCCCTTGGGTGCTCTATAGAAAAATTAGATCTAAATTTGATGAATGTACAAAAAGATGTGGAACATACGAACTAAACACTGCCAGACGACAAGTATGTATGTCTAAATGTAAAGTTGACAAACTAAAAGCAGAACTATCTGCTTTACGAAAAGCAAAAGTTGATCCTACAAAAATAAATAAGAAAAAAATTCAGTTGTTAAAGGCTGAAGAAACCTTCAAGAAATATTTAGAAACTTTTAAGAAACGTGGTTCTTCTATTAAAGTTTAAAACTGAACTTAAAAACTAAAATTCATCGAACATAACTAATATTAGAAAGAGAAAAGAAAGGAGATAGATCATGACATTTACGAGTTTCAATCTGAAGTTTCCAGAATATGAAGTAATCACACCTCAAACACATCAGTCATTCACGGTACGATCATTAAACGTCCAAGAAGAAGAACAAATGAAGGGAAGTTTAATGACACCAACTAAAATAACTGAACACCTCAACAAATGTATTTTTGATTCAATTGTGAAGAAACCTGATACAATCAAAGATTATGACACATTTTTAAGGAATATAACAATAAAAGATAGAGATGCTTTATTATATGGACTTTATCATATAACCTATGAAGAAATAAGAAATTACCAAGTAAGATGTGGTAAATGTAATAGTGAATATCCAGTAACAGTTAAAGCTTCAAGTACATTTAACTTCACACCTTATCCAGGAAAAGATATATTTACTAAAAAAATCAAAACAGTATTACCTGTTTCTAAAACGGTTAGTGCTATCGTAAAACAACCGAGTCTTTTTGACGAAATTTTCGCTATGAGAGAACTGTTAAATACTCCTGGTTCTAGCATTGATACGATTACAGAAACTCTAATTATCGATAGTTTTGAACAAGATATTCAAGAAAAACCTGAACCAATTATATATAAAGACCGACAAGACATAATTGACGCTTATAGATCACTTCCTGCTAAAGATAAAAGAAAAATTCATGAAGATTATATGGAAAACTTTGGAAAATATGCAGTAGAACTAAAAATGAAAAGTTTCTGTCCATCTTGTGGAACAGAGGAAACTTTAGACATTGACCTAGTGGAAAACTTTTTTCGTATGGTGTTCACGTCATAATGATGTTATCGAATTTAAAAAAATAATTTCCGAAGATATTTTTATGTGCATGGAAATGAGTGGACAGTCATATATAGATACCATGGCGATGCCAGTTAAAAAGTTTCAAAACTATCTGAAATGGAAAGCTGAAATTGAAGAAGAAAAGGGAAAATTGATACAGGAAGAAACACATAGATAAGGATAACTTTATGGCAAACTTACTTGACAGATTTAATAAAGAAGTAGTTGGTTCAAAAGGAAAAATAGCTGACTACTTATCAAAGATCTCAGCAAAGGGAGACTTTTTAAGAACTACTAATTTAGATGTAATACTCTCGTCATGGAACAACATATTACTCACTCCCAAAAGAAGCTATGTGTGGGACCCAGAATATGGTAGTGACCTATATAAGATGGTTTTTGAACCAGCAGATACAGGAACTTCTGAAAATATTAAAGACGAAGTTATAAATAGTATCCAAACTTACGATGATAGAGCTGAAATTACTGGAGTTGACGTAACGTTCTTATCAAACCTAAAAGGTTTCAATATAACAATAAATGTAGATTATCAAGGTGAGCAGTCAGAACTTTCTTTAACAATGGATGAAGTCATGTTCTCTAACTTTATGGAGAGTAGTGGTCAATGAAACTTTACTTTATTGGACTAAAAACCCTTAAAGGACGATTTTCACTAAAATGGACTGGAAGTTATATTCCGTTGTTATTAACCCCACTAACAAATATGTATGGTGCTTTATTTATTATTGGAGCAGAGTCAGCGACAGAAGAAAATGTATATTATTGTCCTAGAACATCTAGTTTTCCAACTTCAGAAATCGAGCAACGAGTTCAAAGGGAACTTGAACATAATAAAGAACAAAAGAAAACTGAGTGGGTAATAGTAGAGTCACTAGATTGTTCAGCTAGAAAAGTAACATCAAATTTCGTAATAACTCCTAAAAGAACTGGTAAATATATAAAATCAGAACTTCTATTGGAGTTCGATCCAGACCAAAGTAGTAAAGACATTAAAATTTATAAGTTAACTGGAGATATTAATGTTAATATTGAGGTGTCGGATTTAACTACAATGAAAATGACTTTATTTAAGAAGATGGCTTTTTACAAAGGTTTGAAAAAACTACGAGGAACTTAAAAATGCAAAGATATGATAGACTATATGATTACATACACGAATATCAACATCTAGTTTATAACTACTACAGTAAACATGGAATTGCATTTTTAACCACTTACTACAATATAAATCCTCAAGCTACCGTATGGGAAGACGAAGATTTACTAGGAGGGGCTTATGAAGAAGTAGGAGACCTAACAGGAATAAAATTCGATAAAATATTATTGTTGCCTGTTTATTTCATTGAAGAAGTAAACACAACTTTTGATGGACAAGATATAGGTTATATAAAAGAGAACGAAACAAATTTTGTAATTCCATATTCATATGGAATAACTCCGTACCCCAGAGACTTAGTTAAGTTAGAACAAGAATATTTGAGGCCAACAAACGACATTTATCCAACTTTCGTAGTTACTGGTGCAGAGATTTCTGCAAATACTGATAAAAGATTTTGGAAATTAAAATTAGAAATTTTTCAAAGTAAAACTACTACTCAAATAGAACAACAAGTAGAAGAAACACATGTATTTTTTGATTACGATAAAAAAATACATACTTTACCTGACTCTGAGTCTTTAACTAGACTTCTAAATAAAAATGAGACTCTTAGAGAAACGTTAAGAAGTTTATATGACGAAAACTCAGGTTTTTATCTTTGTTAACTTTCGAGGATAAAATATGACTAAACCAATTTCAACTCAAATTCATCTGTCTAGAGATTCGATAAGACAACAAATAACTGACTATGTAAAAACATATCTTGAGTTAGAGAATGTGGATCTTACAAAGTCGTCTTTCCTTTCTTTTATAATAGATATCATTTCTACTCTTACGGGAAATTTGATGTTTTATCAAGTCTCCACATATAAGGAATTTTTCTTAACAAAAGCACAGTTACCTGAGTCAATCTTAAATCTTTCTGCTTTCTTGGGATACTCATCTCAAGACGCATCTTACGCTTCTACAAATGTTTTGATGAAAGTTCCTCTTTCATTTCAAACTTCTCCAGCGACTTTCATAATTCCAGAAAAATTTAAATTTTACGCTAGTGCTGTAGAATTTATTACATACTATACAGTTACAGTTACAATTGTTAATAATGCTTCTGCTACAATACTTCTTTCTGAAGGAAGTAAAAGGTACAATGTTCCTTTTTCCATTACAGATGACGTACTTTCTTTTGTACTTCCACTAAGACAATATAAAATAACAGAACAAGAATTTCAAATCGACGAAGATACTCCACTATTTCAGTTCGTAACTCTTGATGTTCCGATTTCCGGAAAAGTTGCAGAAATGGTTGTAAAAGTAAAAAACCCAGGTGACTCATCATTTACAACATGGACAGAATTTAACAGTATTTATCTGATGTCATCAACCAACCAGGGCTACGTTTCTAGAAGAACAGACGAAGGACAAAGACTTTATTTTGGAAATAGTTTAATTGGAGTCCAACCAACACCCGGAGCAACTGTACAAGTAACTATTAAAGAAACTGAAGGCGCAGACGGTAATGTAATCGCCGGTTCTGTAAAAACTGGTCAAAGAATATATACATCTACTGGTACTACAACACAAATAGTAAATTATACAGTTACAAATCCATCTCCAGCTATAAACGGAGAAGACGAGGAGTCAATGGAAGACATCAGAAAAAATGCGATTGCAAGTCTAACTGCCCTTGGAAGATTAGTAACAGAAAACGACTACGAAAATATCGATGTTGTAATACCAACTTCTCCATTGGCAGCGAACTCCTTACCTGTACTAAAGAGGTCCGATGTAAAAGTTAATGAAATAGAGATTTTTACTACTTTACTTTTTGGTTCTGAGACTACTACAATAGAAAATCTAGTTCCGTCAAGGAACGCGAAATATGAAATTCCGATTACAACAACTTCCATACCTAGAGGAACAATTATATCGTTAGATGGAGTAAATTACATAACTTTATTTGATATGAATGTAGATCTATTGAACTCTGTAGCTTATTATGATTATACAGTATATTCTATATATCAAACTCCATCTCTTGTAACTAGTTATAATTCTGATTATGATTTAGTTTCTGACAATTTAACTATTTCAAAGGTCGGTAATACTGCTGTTTTTGAACTCCATTATACTTCAACTGAGTCAGACGCTGATCTTACTACTTGTGAAATGGAAGTGGTATCTTCTAGTATGAAATATACTATGACAAATGATGCAACTTCGCACAATTTTATATTAATCATAGATCCTTACACATCTATCCCAGAAGACATCCAAACTTACTATTTTATAATCAGAGACGCATCTTCTTCCCCAATTGCGAAGTATTCTGGTTCATTGGTTTTTAGAAAAGACTTAACTGACTTCATGAGATCAAATACGTTTTCTGATTCTACGAGCACAACAGTCTACGATATTCCAGTAGTAAAAAATAGTTGGTATAATGGAATAACGAAAGCAGACTTCGAAAACCAAGTTCTTCAAACGATGATGACTTCTATGGACTTCGCTAGTTATAAAATGTTAACAGATTTTGCTAATGTCAAATTATGTAATACTACTGGAACCATGGAAAACATGAAATTAAACCCAGTTACTAAAAGTGCTGTGCTAAGTATTCTAGCTACTCCACCAGTTAGTCCATCTTTTGACGATAGATATATAGTTGATCCACACCAAACTAGTGGTGAGTGGATTGGTCACGAAAATGAAATAGCATATTGTACTGACGCAACTTCAGTTACCTGGGCATATATCGAACCAGTAGCTGACGATATAGTTTACGTAGGAAATATAAAATACATTTTTGCAGGAATAGGTTGGATTCCAATTCCAGATTATCAAATGCCTCTGGAGATAGAAATAGAAGTTTTTAAAGATGAAAGTTATTCAGGAACCTATAATGACCTCTCAAACGCAATTCGAGATACAATTATCGAAGAGTTCAGTGACAGATTTGGTCCCAACGCTGAGATCTACAGGTCGGAAATTAACGAGACAGTTCAGAATGTAGATGGAGTTGACCATTGTAGAATAGTAAAACCAGAGTCAAGTATATTCTATACATTTAGATTAGATGAGTTAACAGAAACAGAGCTGTTAGAATATGGTCCAGAATACGTTTATTTTACAGAAGACAGTATTACAATAAGGATCTTATAATGGAAGAGTTACTTTCAAAGTCCAAAATTGATAAGTTAAATTTAAAACGTCTTTTAATTAAAGTAGTCGCTACGAACTTATCCAGACTTTCTGAACCATGTTTTTATCCAGTTGTAAGAAAGAACTTTCATGAATTCCTTCGTTTATGTAATTTAACAGAAAAAGATATTAAGGAGTTTACAAAGAGACGTTGGGAAAAAAGGAAGGAATCTAGATTTAAAATTCATATGGATCCAAAAACTAACTTCTACATCTTCCTAATGCAGTATTTCCTCTCAGAAAGAGATCAACCTTCTTTTCGAACAATGATGGTATTCTTTATGATACGTTATTACGCAAATCTCATGTTTAGACAGATTCAATATTGCAACATTTCTTTATTTAGATATACTCTAGAGCATCTAACAAGAACTCATTTATTTTCACGAGAAAGAACAATACCTAATGCGTTGTATTACCTTTCTGACGAAATGATAAAGAAATATCAAAGAAGTTTAAAAGAAAATAATCTAGATGAGATCTCAAAGTTTATTCAAGAAAGTAGAACAAGAATAAGTCAAAGTGTGAAAAGTTTTGCGGAAACATATTATAAGGCTAGTAAAGAAGGAAGTAAAATAACAACTGCACCCGAACCTACAGAAGGAGAAGAAGATACTTATCAATATCAAGCTATAGAGAAAAGTACTAGATCAGTCGACGAAGTTACAAAAAAGATAACAATTTACAAATACATTGATAAGAATGCAAAAGAAGAATCTAAGAAACTAACTAGAGTTAGTTCTGAACTAGTAGAACTAATTTCTTCTGGAATCACAAATACTAAGTACTCAGATGACATTAGAATCATTTTGCAGTTATTTGTTAAAGACTTAAAGAACGTGAATGTTATTTGTGGAAAGGCATATTATGAATATGTAAGACGACTAATGGCTGTGAAAAGAACTAAGTCAACTATATACTTTAAGCAACGTGTTAATATTCTGTTATTAAAAATCTTAGAAGATGTTAAGTTCAAAAAGAGATTTGAATTACTTACAAGTCAAACAAAATCTTTAATAAATCTGTTCCTTGCCTACTACATCACTATGGTTCTTAGAAATACAATTTGTTAAACATAAGTATTTTATAACCAAATTAAATCATCATAAATACTCTTATCTTCAGTACTTACTCTATTAGGTATTATAGTAGGGGGTCTAGATGTGGGTGGTCTTCTTCTTGCAGACTGATTATTTATTAATTGTGGGCCCTGACTTTTTTCAGCTATTTGCTCATTTGTTATTAGAGAAACACTTTCATAACCCACCATCTTTTCTGCAGTAGAATAATGATCTCTAATAGATGGCAACGTATTTTTCATTGCCTGTAAATATGAATACAAAGTTGGTCTGTCTTTGTTTTTGGAACCTACTAATATACTATTAAATAAGCTTCCAAAATCTATTCTTACATCAACTATACTAAGCGCTTGGTTAAAAGAAATCTGTTGTTGGTCACCACCTTTTACTACTGTTATATTTGTAATCATCGCAGGATTTAGACTATAAATGCCAGGAGCTTCTATTTGTTGGAAAAACGGCCAATTATAAGTATTTCCTTCTGTTGACACTGGAAGTCCTAAACAAAGAAGAACAGCTAAAGGACCAATTATATATCTGTCAGTAGATTCTTTATTTCCTGGTCTTGGATTATATAGTCTAATAGTCATCGTATAAGATGGAGTAAACCCACTGTTTCTCCAAAGTTGTGGAAAATCAACTCTAGCACCAGCTAACATAGCACCAATAGTTTTAGCAGCGCCAAATCTTCCTTCAAGTGCTTTTAAGGCCGATACAGCCGTTTCTCCAGCTTTACCTGCCATCTCAATCATTGAACCTCCTAGTCCTCCCGTACTTTCTGCCATTCCCTTGACAAGACTAGTCGCCCTCTCTAAACCACCTCTTAAAGATTGAGTCCCAGTAGCTTGCATTACTTCTCTTACACCTTGAGAAGCTACATCTGTAAATTTTTGTAAAAAAGACTCACCATACTCATTAGTAAAAGAGTCTGTTGGAAAATTATCAGCTAAGAAGGCTACCTTAATTGGCGGATCATAATCATAGCCAACAGAATTTAAATAACGTTTATATGTCTCGGGAGACCGACGTACACGAAAGACAGTCATTCCTTTTGTAAGACTTGGTGTTGCTGGATATATCTTTGCTATTGGCATAGACTCTTCAATTACATGACTACTTACATAGTTACCTGGTGGTAATCCTATAATACCCTCGATTTTTATCATCTTACTTTACCTCTATTATTGAGTATTACACTCCAATGCTTGTGCCACAAATGGGTCCAATCCACCAGAATATTCACCTTCTAACTGGGGTGTAGTTACATTAGAATTAGTTGAATTTGCTAAACTTAAATTAGTTACCATTGCAGTAGTTGCCTTGTTTACTATTGATCCAACTTCTTTTGCGCCTTCTCTAATTTTACTACCTAATTTTTCTACCATTCCCTTAGTACCAGCTGCAGCTATTTCTGATTGTCGTCGCACATACTCAGCTGTTCCTACATGTGTTTCTGCTCTACGAGCTTCAGTAATTCCACCATATGTAGATACTTTAGCTAGTTCGTACTCAGAAAGAGGTTTACCTTTCTTTTTTAAGTACTTCAAAAACGACTCTTCTCGGCTTCGTCCATATTTCTCTGGACTCTCAAAAAGTGATTTTCCTCGAAAGTGACTCAAAAAACTCTTATTCCACTCTGACCTCAATTGATTTACTTGTTCATGACCATATGTAATATATTCACCTATATGTTCTTGCATGTATTTATCTTGTTCAGCTTCAATTAAGGGCATAGTTGTTCTACCCCATATTCCAACCTGTTTCGCCCTTTCTTCAGCTGTCATTGCTCCTGCACGACCTGCATATATTTTTGTGGCTATCCGTTTCTCTACTCGTTCTTTACCTGGAATTGGTGCCATAGCACCACGACGAGCTTCTTCAACTGCTCGTATTGCCGCATCTGTCGATTTTTTAGTTCTTTCGTCAAGTGCTTTGTACCACTTATTAACTATTGGATTTATTAAATATTTGTTTATTATTGACCCAACAGCAACACCTGCTGCTCCAGCTAAAGCAACGCCCATTATTGGTCCTAAGTGTGGACCAATTGCAGACGCCAATCCTCTACCCATCGTCATGAATCCACCCTTAAGAAACATACCAGTAAAAGAAGTTACTTTTGAAATAAACGGACCTATAAAACTCTTAAGCATAGTAAAAGCAAGCATTATATATTTCCAAAATGATCCACCTAACTTTCTTAGTCGGCTTCTCATTCCACTAACACCACTACTTACTTCATAAACTCCCTTTCTAGTTTTCTTCATTTCAAGTGCCTGTTCCTTAGCTGTTTCAATGGACTTCCTTTCTATCCCAGGAAAAAATCCTCTAAAGAAAGCAAGATGTGCTTCCGTTCTAGTAGAAGCGTCAGCGATAACATCTATAGCAGCCCGTCCGGGTACTACTTCTTTTTTCTTTCTAAAAAGACCCAAAATACCCTTTCTTTCCCTTGTTAACATTTCTGCTTGTTCTTTCGAAAAAATCATCTGTTTTTCGCCAAGTTTTTTCACAGCAAACTCAAATGGTATTGCTGCTCCCCTCAACATCTTTCTAGCAATCGTCCATGTTGGTCCTTTTAGTTCTTTTGCTTCACCAGTTTGAAACTCGAGAAGTTGTTTCACATAAAAGTTTAATTGGTCAAGTTTAAACATTCCTTCTGTAAAGATCAACCCTAGAACACCAATCATTTTCTCATACGCATTAGCAGGTCTTGTAGCTCCTCGTAACATACTTAAATACCTACCACGAGCAGCAAAAAGGAATCTAAAAGGAAACGTAAAAGCTTTTGTAAGCTTAGTAGTTAACATTATTAAAGTTCTAAAAACAGGATGGAGAACTAAAGTTCTTTGCCAGGCTAATCTTAAACGAGATGACATTCCAACTAAACCAATCTTCAAGTCAAGAGTTGCTCTCAACATCCTATCTTGCCAAGTCTCTTGTTGTAGATTAGTAGCTTTTGTAAAACCAATTATAAAATCACGAACTAAACCTTTTCTTCGTACATCTTCAGTACCAACGTATTTTTCAAGACGAGCTGAAGTCTTTGAAAGGGAACCAATACCTTTAACTATCATGCTTTCAGTTTCTTCAGCAGGTTTTACTCGTTCGTCAATACGTTCTAACAAATCATCAATCGGAATAACAGCTTCAGCTGGGTGAACTCTAGCTAAACCACCCTTCTCAATGTATCCACCTCGTTGCATTGTTGGAATCGCTTCAGTTTCTTCAGTTACTTTTTCCGCTACCTCAGCAACTCCTTTTGGTTTCCTACTAAATAAATCTCGTATCTTACTACCAACAGTAGTCGTTACAGAAGAAATAGCAGAACCAATTCGAGATTTAATTTTACTTATTGCATTTTTAAAAACGTCAGTCTCCATAAATTTAGCAGCAAAATATCCAAAGATCGGAGTAGATCTAGCAAGCGTCATTGCAATAACACTTTGTTTATTTATGCTAATATCTTCGCTTATAGCTTTTCCATATTGAGAAACTGCGTCCTTTGTCGCTCTAGCAGTAGCAACTGTAATATCTTTCATTCCAGTTGCTAATCGTTGGACTGTTAATCCAAGTTTATCTAATATTCCCGTTACTGCTGGAACCATCGATTCAATTTCTGTTGACGGAGATTCTTTTATCTCTTTTAAAATGTCGTCAGTTTCTTTCTGTTTTACCATTACAGAACTGACTTGCGAACTTATTTTCTTAGTTGCCTCTTGTGCATCTTTGTTCATTCTATTCATTTTGTCGGCAAGACCACTAATTCTTTTTACTCGATCAGTGGTTTCCATATCTGCTTCTTCAACAAGTGCTTTTGTTTTTGGTGGTATATCTGGTGGTTTTGCAGCCATCTAATCTCTATCTCCTTACTATTATATTTGTTTAATCGTTTTCGTCACTTTAGCTCTAAGTCCATGTTCAGAACATATACAAATTACTTCAGAGGGATAAATCAATTCTTGAATACAAAAAACATTTAAGTTCTTAAAACCAAAAGTCCTTTTATAGGCAACATATATTGGTCCTATAATGCTTTCAAACTTCTTTGCTATTGAGTAAAAAACATCAAAGTTACGTAGAAATAATTTAACAGTAACTATATACTCTCTAATTTTTTTATCAAATGTTTCTCCATCTAAAGTTGTAACTTTAGAAAAAGTAGAACTGAGTAGACTATAGTATCTAACTAAGTCACTATTTGTAATCTCACCTCTTTTTAATTCTAACTTTCTAAAGACAAAACGAATTAAATCTTGGATTTCCGAATCGTTTATTTTACCTTCATCTAAACTAAAAATAGTTTTCCATAGGTTTTTATAAAAAACAACCAATTCATCTTTAAATAAATTAAAGAAAGACATTGGACTCCTACTTGCTGACATATGTATGAGTTCATGAACTGTAACAGCAGCTATGTAATTGTTAGATACATGAGCAAAAAAGTTTACGTTATTGTCTATAAGAACATATATTTTCTTAGTTTTTATAGGTTCAAAAAATGCTACAGTTGCCCTCCCAGACCTAGGAGTAAAAAATTTTCTAGCAACAAATCCTAATATCGTTTTTGATAAAAAACATGGGATAACTTCTTTCTTTTCAACAAGTGATTGAATTTTATCTACTACTGGTTTAGTTCTACTAGATTTTGTAAGTGCTTTAATGAAACTTCGATTCAAGTTATCAGAACCAAATAACTCAATTCCATCGAGGATAGCAACTACTCGTAAACCAGTGGGAATAACAAAAACTTCATCTACATTTACTTGTAAACTATTTCTTTGGTCGTATGTCATCTACATTCCCTCGATTATACATAGAAAGAATATCAATAAATCCTCCCATTTCATCAATGTTATCTTTAACAACTCTCATAACTGAACGATTCGAAACTTCCGTATCACCAACATTAAAATCAAGTATTTCGTTTAAATCACCTAGTTGTACTTTTGTAGTACTTTGAATCATTAGAGGAGGATCCCATTTTCGAACATAAAAAGCAGCAGAAGTAGCAATCACTAAGTCATCATAAGTATCAGTGTCAGCTTCTACTCGTCCACTAGTTTTTGAAACTAAACTAATTAGTTCTAAAACTAATCGTTTTGACTTAACAGATCCAGGAAATTCTGTAATGTATGAATATAAAGCGTCAATCATTAGAGGTCTTGTTTTTGAGTTAGTAGATAAACCTGGAACCATTTTTCCTAAACCTCTTGTTTCTTTGTATAACATCATAGAAAATTCAGAAGCATTTAGTTCTTCTACTACTTGATTTCCATATGAATTAGACTCAATAACCAAACAACCAGGATATAAAGCGCAAGCAAGTTTAACTACTTTTACAAAATCGAGAACTCTACATTTTCCTTGATATTCCCAAACTTGGTCTAAAGTCTCATAATCCCAAATTGTTATTGCTGACTTATCGATACCATGTTCAGGAGCAGTATCTACTCCTATCAAATAAAACTTTTCACGACCAACGTCACGACTAGGTTCTACAAACTTCCAAATTTCACCATTGTACATTTTTACTTTTTCAATTGGTTCTGTATCTATTTCTTGGAGTTTTTCAACAGTATCACTATCAAAGAATGATCCAGTAGTGGGTAAGAACTTCAATTCTAATTCTTGTTGTATCTTTCTAGAGTCATTACCAAATAATCTACACTGGTTTCTGTACCAATTTGGATCATTAGCTAACTGTGGTATTTGTTTCCAATGTATCTTAAAAGGATGAAATATTTCGTCTCCAGTTATTGCTTTTGAGTAATTATCAAAAAACCATTTTCCAACTCCATGAGTTTTATTAGGAGTCGATAATAATACAGTACCAAAAGGAATATTATTTTTCTTAGCCATCATCTGATTTGTAGAAAGAGCTGGAACCATAGCAGTCCAAGCAACATCAATAAACTTAATAAATGCACCTTCATCAATAACTAAAAGCGTTATTGCTTTACCTCTAAGAGTTTTCTCTGGTGCTGTTGGAGCCACTGGTGAGGCATAAACTTTACTTCCATTTGTCAAAATAAACGACTGTTCTGTTCTTTTTGAGAATCCTCTTCCTACAATTCCCTTTGGTGGTTTCATCCAGTCTGGAACTTTCTCAATCATTCCTCTTATGCTTCTAGCAAAATCAGTAGCTTCTTTTCCATCTTTTGAAATAATTCCAACTACCACATTGTCATAAAACAAAGCTAACCAAGCAGCATAAGCCTGAATTACAGTAGAAATTCCTATCTGTCTACTTTTCAGAACCAAAACATATTTTTCAGAATTTATAAGGTCAACTAGTTCTAACTGTTTCTGGTATGGTGTCATTAAAACGTCACCACCTGGAAGTTCTAAATAAACGTAGTTCTTACAAAAGTACTCAAAGTTACTCTTACACCTAATATAGTCAGAAACTTTACTTTCTGCGTCTTGTTTGGTTCTCTCTATAGTTACGTTCATTTTTTCTAACCAAAAAATCTTCCTTTATTTATATTTTGTTCTACTATTTAAACGTATTCCTGTTTATCTAAGAATTCTATATATATAAATAAGTAGAATATAAGGTAAGGTTGTTTTTAACTATCAAAACCTCTAAATGGAGTTCTTAAAATGGTAAAGTTTTCGGTCGTTTTTGTGTTTCAATTCTTGATAGGAAGGTAGTCTTTAAACCTTACAAAATTATAGTTTTTGGTTTAGTTTTTCCATTAGTCACCTAGTGTGACTGGAAAAACTTTTTTGTATAAATGTCTATATTTTTTTGTTCGTTCTGATTAAATTGACTATAGCTACAGATTGCCATTCTCCAGACTTAGTAAATCTTAATTCACTTGACCACAAAATATACTTACCTGATAAACTAACATAATCCATTATCTGAGTATTGAATTTAACTGACTCTCCAACATTCATCAAATTTAAAATCGGTAAGTTTCTTTCCAAACTAAAACTAACAGTTGCTAAATTTGATACCATCCTTGCGATTCGAGAGGTAAACTGAGTCGATGAATCTTCATAACCAGTATCATCATTATAATATCGAACTCTAGTTTCTTTAGAAATATCTGAATCTACTGAAATGTCTTTATTCTTATAAATTAATCCGTAATTAGCACAAATTGTTTGTAAATCTGATTCAAGTGTATAAAATAATTTATCAGAGGGTTTAGTAATATACCTAAGCGTTGGCGCAATAGTTGCAAACTTCGCGTTACCAGAAAAGTTATTATCTATTGCTGTATATGTATAAAAGTTCTTACCATCAATACTTTTTTCAATTATGTCTTCGTTTTTTGATGAAGAACTAAGCTGATACATTGTAAATGTTTGATTCTTATTAAATTTTGAAGAAAGATTTTTTATATAAACCTTATTGTCATATTGACAAAAAACTCCTGGAACACCATCAAATAAACCAAAACGACTATCTAAATACCCATCAAACTCATCAGGGTTTGCTTTTGATTCTTCTTTTATAATTTTATAAAAAGTAGTTGGTGGGATACAAACTTGGTCAATTACTTCTTTATTTTCACCATCAGAATCATATTCAACATATGCTCCAACTTTACTTGCTAAATCTTCTATAATATGTCTCATAGTAGCCCCAATATATACTTCATTAACAAGAGTATTCATAGTTTTAAATGGTTTTCTACAAACAGTAGTAATAAGAAGCGGGGTCCTTTCTTTTTGCTCAGCAGGCGCAGTATCTGATTTCTCAATAATTTTAGAGTCTGATTTAAGATATATTAACTCAAGATCAACTTCTTCCATTGGTGGAACCTCTAATTGACCAATGTACCTAATGTTTAACTTTATTGGATCAGATCCAAAGAGATCTTGTAGAATAAAATCACTAGGATCAGATAACAATCTCAGTAAAACAATTTGATAAGCAGAAGTTAATGACGAAACGACTCTGACTCCAAGAAGGTCGTTTGTAAAGTCTATATCTTTAATTGTCATCTGAATATCATAACTTCTACCCGGAATTACATATCTTTCAGTAGGCATAAACTTCTCCTTTTTTATATTTGTTCAAAATAGTTATATTATTAGAACCTAGAGAACTTAAACGTACAAAAAAAGAAGGAAATATCATCCTTCTTTTTTAAAAGTTACACAAGAGATATCATCTGGTTTGGAACTATTAGTACCCGCTCAGCTATGTTTTCTAACAAAACTTTAGCATTCAAGTTTTTCTCACGACTACTAAACCTTGTAATTGCTAGGAACATATTCCAACTAGACGTAGTAGCTGAACTACCAGACAATTCTTCTAATATTGATGAGATACCTTCTCTTCTTCTTTTTCCAATTTCTTCAACGAGATCCAAAACTCGTAGTACATCATCTTCAGATAATGAATTATTGAAGTTATCTTCAACAAGTGATACTATATTCTGCGAAAAGGTAGATACATAAACTCCAACGGCTGTACTAATAAAAGTTTTAGAACTGTCTACATGCACTTGAAATATCGTTCCCAATTTCGTACGGAACCCGAAACCTACCCATCTAGTAGATAAACCATCAACCTCAGACATAGAAAGACCAAACTCAATAGTAGCTCTCCTAGTTCCATTGTAACTATTTCTAACTATTAAGGTTGGAAATATATCTCCAACTCTCGGAACATTCGAAGGATGTTGTATAGTAATCATATTATACATTTGTGTAAAGTTAGATGAAAATACTGGGAGTTCGACCAAAATCGGATTTCCTGTTTCAGCAACCGAATCTCTTATTTGTTGATTAAGCGTGTCGTTACCGATAAATTTATATAAATCAGAAAGTATCGCAACTAACTTAAAATGTACATCTCTTCGTTTTCTTGTAAATAATGCAAGATAGGGTACTCTAAAGTTGTTCAAATCGTTTAAAAAAGATAATTCTTCACTAAAGTTAGAACTAGACATTGTAGTTAAAATTCTATAGACAACTTCTCCATACCTATCTATGTAGTAAAAACAACCACCTCCAAGATTACTTAAACCCATAACCTGTGCTCGTTCTTCAAAGCTCATTCGCCAACCTCTTTTTTATTTCCCTTACAAACTTTCTATGATTCTTCTTAGAAGTCCTCATATTATGAAAAGTTAAAACTTCTTGGACCACCCTTTTTAAATCATCTTTAAAAACTTTTTCAAACATATTAGAGTTACTGTTAAAATAAATTCTTGAAAGTAAATTAATACAAAAATCTAATATTTCATCGTTTTTGTTCTTACTATATGTATAAGATTTATATCTATCTTTTACTACTAAAACTTCTCGATCTTTTATAAGTATCACTATATCGCTTTTTAGAACTTTGTCATGAAAATAATAAGATGCAGACCCTATCAATTCTTCCATAATTTATTTCACCTTTTTAGCAATAAAATGGATATAGATGTCCCTACCTTCAAATTCAAATCTCTCCTGTATAAGTTTTATTTCAAATCTTCCTTCTAATTGAAAGAAATATCGAATTCGTTTTAGAGTCCAAATACTAGCATGTGGATCATAAGGTTCGTTTAAAAGTTCAGTTGTAGTTAAGATATTTTGTGATTCAAAATCTGGAACAAACGGATCTTCAGTAAGAATTCGTCTTGCTAGAGTTTCATAGTTCGGAACTATTACGTCAACAATTCCTCCAACTTTTAAACAAGTAGAAAGTGAGTATATAAAAAACGGAACGTTAGTCATCTGAACATGTTCTAGAAATCTCCAAACAACAATAACATCAAACTCTATCAAACAAGAAGGAAGAAACTTTTCCCACGAGTCATTACAATAAAGAACTTTTTTTGGTTCTTTAAAAATATTCCAGTCTCGAAATTCAGAATCTATCTGGTCCGATTCCAAAACAAAATGTTGTTTATACATAGGGTCTAAGTTTACTAAAAAGAATATGTCATAATCCTCTAACCATGTTGGAGTTACTTTTCCAGCAGCTATATTCAAAATTACAGTCTTTATATTACTCATTCCTAAAAAGTCTCCTAGGCGTCCATCCAGGACTCTTCTATATAACTAAGTTCCTTAATAACAAGACCACTTTCTTTTAATGAATCTAGAACTTTAGTTTTAAATTCTCGTAATGTCTCATCGTCTTTCATCTTACTAACTAACTTTCCTATAAGAATGTCATCATAATCAAACCTTCTTTGTACAGTCAGATCATACTTGTTAAAATGTTCATGGAGAAATTCAGTTAATACTTCTTCACACTCATCATACTCATCGTCTTCTGTTTCTGTCAAACCATGTTCCGTTTTGTATTCATCAAACTCCTTCTTTAATCTTCTTTTTAAACTGCTTTCGTCAGTTTGTATTCCCCACGCAACAAAACTACAAGAACTAGAGTTAGTTACAAAATCACACTTTACTTTCATTTCTTCTTTTTCCTCATTCTTTCCGTATCAGCAATATCTTTATCACATTGCTTGATTTGTTGTTCTATCAGTAATAAAGTAGAAGTAACATCAACTTCTTCTTTCTTGGCTTCTAACTCATTTCGTTTAACAACTAACTCCTCTCTTTTCTTAATAAGACTTTCTAATTTAATTTCATGTCTATTTAAATATGGTCTTACTATAAACTTCATACCTATCCAAACGATAACAACAATTATCACTATTGTTATAAGTGATTGTGCTAACATATAACTCTCCTATTTAGAATTTTGAAACATTCCTGGAACTAAGAAAATTAGTCCCAGGAATATTAGAACACTTACTTATTAGAAACAGCACCCTTTGGGATGCTAAAGTCTAAACCCAATTGCTTCACAGCCATTAAAGATATAACTTCAGACATCGAAAGGGAGTCGCCATCAGTAGGAGTTTTTGATCCTCCCATTATAACAGTAGGAACTAATCTCTTTGAATGAGCATCGGCCCATATTGCCATAACTTTCTCATATGTTTCAAGTTTCTGTTTCAAAGCACCATCAGCAGCAAGAACTAGACGTTTCCTCTCAGCTTCACCCTGTCCAAGAAGGATCTGTTCTTGTTTCTTAAGCGCAGCTGCTTCCTTATCAAGCGCAGCAACTTCCTTTCTTTGCTCAGCAGCAATAACGTTGACTTCTTTTTCTCTATTTGCAACAACTACAGCTCGGACTTTAATCTGTTCCTCTTCATATCGTGCTTTTGCTACATTCGCTTTGCCCTGCGCTTCAAGAGTCAGTTTATTTTGCTCAGCTTCCTGGGCTTTTGCTTTAGCAGTTGCAACCGCCATTAATGCTTCCTGCTGTGTAGCGATCTGACTATTTACTTTACCTTCGTAAACAAACTTTTTAATTTCAAAGTTTTGTAAAAGAATACCAGTTCCTTCTAGAGGATTAGGATGATGAAGAGAATTTCCATTTTCATCTCGTTTTACTACTTTGAACGATTTAGTGACCATCTCACCAGAAATCATATCCGTTATTTTCCTCTCCTCAGAAGTAGTCTGATACATTCCTTTTATAATCTGCTCTCTAGCCCACATCACATAGTCAGCCCTCTTTGTAGAATAACTTTCTCTAGCAGTCATAAGGTTTGCTGTTAACCTTAAAACGTTTCTGATTGTAGGAAGAATCAATTTCTGTTCCACATCTTTGTATGTTTTATGACCACGTACAGTTGTCAAAGCAATCGCTTCAGATTCTGTAGTTGGAAGAATAATACGTAAAGTTCCTGAAAGATTACATAAAGATCCATCTACAAATCTTACTTCAATACTCTGGTCAACTTTTTCTCCCTCTAATACATCAGCTGTAAAGAAGAAAGTTTCTGCCTTTGGCCATGTTTCAATATCACCAAAGAACTGAAACCACAAACCAGGGTCCATTTTGGCGGACATGGTTCCAGATACAGCAGCTTGTTTTATCTGATATGTTCCTTTTTCAACTGTTTCTATAATACTTCCTCCTACAATCAAACCAGCTAAAATGATTATGATTATAAGAACCAAACCTATCATCTTTTTACTTCCCATTCGTTGTTCTCCTTTTCTATACAAATTCTACTACTATACTTTTCGTAAAAGGTTTAATATAAAAATCAAAATACCATTGTTTGTCTACATCATTTAATTCCATCATTTTCGTTGTTTGTTTAGTTATCTCAATATTACCAAGTTCTTTTAAAACTACAGTATATTTATCACTCCCCTCTATTGGAATACAAAACATTTCTGGGTCTTTTGAAAATAGTATTTTATCTTTGATCTCTTGTAGACGTTTAAAGATCCTAGATGGAATGTTGAAATTTATCTTTGTAATTTCATTATAAATTTGATCAATTCTTTCATACCTATACGGAACTCCCTTTATTAATGACTCAGTCCCATCAAAAGCAAGGTACTTAGATCTATCAAAAGAAATAATAAAAACTTCAAATATAGAACGAAGTTCAAGAGGAATAAAATCTGTGATCGTTTCTGTAAGAGTTCTTGTCACAATAATTCCATCATATTGTCTTAAGATTAACTCATCACTACTAACTTTATTTCTTAAAAGATATTCATCAACTAAGTAATTTGTTTGACTTCTCAATACATTAACTAACCTAGGGTTCTCCCTCATCAACTTTCCGATCTGAATATTTCTCTCTTTTTTATTATTCTTATCTATATTTAACATATTAAACCCTAGTCTCTCTAGAATCGTATAATGACAAGCTCGAATATCATATAAATAGATATTTCTTAAAACTAACTTACAACTCTTATTTATATCCATCTCTTTAAAGTACTAGTAGTAGAAGAGAACTTCCCAGCTAAGTTCTTATAGTTCCTACTACTAATACTTGCCCTTCTATTGTAAACTTCGAATCAAGATATTATCAATTTGAAGATGATGATTAATATCCATAACAGTTTTTTGTCGTTCCAAGAACCAGTTTACAGTATCTTGTTTCGTTTTAATCTCACCAATATGTTTAACTATTTGTTTATACAAAATTTGTAAAGATTCTGTATCTTCTGGAAGAACCAACTTCGCCATTAGGTCTTCTGTATTCCTATGAATTACAACTAGGCTAGAATCTTTTCTCTTTACTTTCGTTATGGCGTATGAAATTATCTGGTTATCTATGTTTTTACAAAACACAACAAATAAACCAGTTTTTACTCCATAACATTTTAGAAAGATATCGTTGTAATTATAGATGATTTTAAAACCGTTACTAAAGACATCCATCGCCAAACCTGGAAGATCAAGAACTGGAGTTATATCAGCATCTTCAAATATAAACAACTTTCGTTTCTGACTTTCTGTTTGATCTAGAGTAGACACAGACATAATTAAGGTCTTAGATGAGTCAATTCCCCTAATTGCTACCTTTACATGATTTACATTATCAAACCTCTCATGATTCTGTTCAAACCATGTAGAAAGGGCCACAGTTTTTATCACATCAATAGTTTGAGACTCTTCTTCCGGCGATTCCGGAATACTTTGTGTATCATCTCTCACATTCTCAGGGGTATCTAAATCTTCTTCAGAAAATCTTACAGGTTCTTCTGGACGTTTAATCATATCTGTTAAATTTTCATTATCCATTTAGTGTTCTCCTTTCATAGACATTCTAAAACTTCACAATTCTGGTCGCCACTTAGAAACGTCGATTTCAGTATACGATTCCAACGCAGCGCCTGCTAAAGTCATTATTTTAATAAGTGCGTCGTACGTAGTCACTGGCGCAGACTTTTGTATTTGTAACTCCCTACAAGAAACCAACCAAGACGGAAGTTCATTAGTCCAGTCCTCAGTATATGATTTGTCTGCTCGTGTAATATACGCTCTCAAAAAAGTTAACACACTAGCCATATTTAAACAATCGTTTAGTTCGTATCTACCAAATTCCTTTGTTTGATATCGTCTTTCTTTCTTATATAATTCAACTACTTCTTCATATGTCATTACTAACCCTTTTTCTAAGGTTCATCTTTAGTAAAGAATAATTTAACTAAAGTAAAGATCCACTTCTCATACAACTTACAAATTCTTCTACATGTTTTAACAGAAAAGTTATGTTCCCTAAGTCTACAGTAAATATGCAGAGGATTTAAGAAATGTTGAAATCTTATTGGAATCATCTTTTAAGTCTATCCTACTTTTTTTTATTTTTTTGTTCTCCTATTACCAAAAACTTCATTGCCAAGCAATCTATTCAAATAAAGCCAGTTAGAAAAAAGTTTATTTGAATAATCAGATAAATACTCTAAAACAATATCACCACTCCACTTATAGTTCCTTAGTTTTCTTACAAAATCTACTAACCTAAGTTCTCCTTTCTCAGCTGTAAAAGGACGATGTCCCTTTCTATCCACTCGATTCGATAAGTGAATTATAGAAATTTCAGGTAATAAATAACTAAATATTTTATCTTCAAACCAAACAACTTCTGAATGACTCGTATCAAAAGTAATCTTTACATTTGGAAATCTTCTACAAACATCATAAATCTGGAGTGGACTTCTCAACTCTTTCTTCCTTTTCCACAAGAAATTCTCAATACAAAGTTCATAAGATCTTTCATAACATATAAAATAACTTATAAATTTCGTTATACTTCTGTTAGGATGTATTACAAATTTTTGTACGTTAATATTATTATAGAAGAAGTCCATTAAATCTATTATAACTGAAAACTCTAATGATAGACAATTAATAGGAAGATGAACTATATTTACAAGTATTTTTTTATCTTTAATTATAGAAACTAAATCTTCTTTGAATTTAAAATAAGTTACATTCTGAGAAATAGATAATTGAATTGGTATATAAAAGGAATGATTTCCAAGTCTAATTAAAGAACTCTCATTTTTTATTCCAAAAGATATCAACGTATTTATCATAACATTAATTTCCTAAATGTAGTAAGTATCGTCGAATCCCCCTTCAATTCCTTTCCAGTTTATTGCGATCGCCTCAGAAGTATGTATCGACTCTTCATGTATACATTTAATTATCCAATCAAAAAAGTCCTCTCGACCCTCAAGTGCTTTAGATATCTCTCGTATCGTATCTTCAACAAACATCGGGTTCTTAGCCGCGACCTTGGCTATTTCTTGTTCATCAACACGCTTTATTACAGGATATGGAAGAGTTTTTATAGCATCTTCTACTGTTTCAATAATATCTTCCAACCAAACATAATGTCTTTCTACTACTTGTACTAAAACATCAACAAAAGACCTTTGAGCATGTGGAAATCCCAAAATTTCTTTCTTCGATAAATCATTACAAAGCTCCGCTGAACATGGACAATATGAGGAATATTGTATTCTAACACCTTGAAAAAACTTAAAAGCATTAGCAGACCAACTTCCTTTACTTGATATTTCTGTAAGTTGTCCCTCAAATCTACATTTATAATAAATTGGAAATTCATTATCAGAAACTGGTGATCTCTTAATTATTGGTAATCTAAACTCAAATTTCATAAAACTGTTTGTAGAACCAATATTTATTTTTAGATCTTCTAATATTTCTCTTATTAAAATATGTTTCAATGGTTTTTCAAGATATTCCTTTAAAGTAAGTATTAGTCTTGACATAGAAATACCTCTAACAGAAGGACCTAAACTAGTTCGCATCGAGACTCGAGCTACTAAGTCAGAAAATCCACCGTACTTCAATTCCAGTTTAAACGGAACTTCTAAGTTCTCAATACCTACTTGTTGAATTGGAATCTCAATTTTAGGTCTTGTTTGTTGAATGTCTGATAAATCATCTTTTTCCATCATAGTTTATTCCTTATCTCTAGAAAGTCTAGTTTTTCTATGTTCCACCCCTAAAACAGTTAAATACGCATTTAATAATTTTACAGACTCAGGTACACTATCAACTTCTTCTTTTGGAATCAAATCCGTTTGTATATAATTTCGAATATATTCGTTTTTCAAGTCAATACAATCAGATTTAGTTGTAAGAAATTCATGAAGATCAGATGGAACATCATGAGCGATTAGACATGCAGTTTCCATTTCACCGCATCTTTGTCCACCTTTATTTTTTCTTCCTCCTAATGGCTGTAATGTTCTCCTAGCATATGAACCAATTCCCCTCGATGATAATCTCTCTTCAGCTATATGGACCATCTTAAAAAAATAGATAAAACCTGCTGCAATATCATTTTCAAGATTAGTTTTCGATACTGGATCAAAGATATTATATTTAAATTTAGTACCTGTATATTCTAATGCTTTTGTAACCTGTTCTTTTGTAACAGATTCAAAAGGTGATTGTATCAAAGTTAACTCTTCTACAAAACTTTCATCTATAACTTTGGGACATTGATCTATAAATTGTTTAGAATACCAGTTATCTTTTGTATTATCTATTATTTTGATATAATCTAACAGATACTTTTTAATTTCCTTATTATTTTGATTGTTTTTTATTTTCTCAAGAAGTTTATCTTTCAAGTCATTCAATGACATTGCGAGATGGAGTTCAAATAACTGACCAATATTCATTCTTGAAATTATTCCAAGAGGGTTAATACATATGTCTACATGTCTACCATCTTCTAATTGTGGCATTTTCTCATGCTCAACAATTTGAGAAATAACTCCTTTATTTCCATGTCGATTTGCAATTTTATCACCAACTTGAATTTGTCTTGAAAAAACTCCGAACATCTCAACAAATATTCCATTTATACGTTCTCGTTTATTCTTATATTTTCCAACGAACGAAAATTTATCAAGTCCTTTCTCCCGAATAATTCTAGAAGCTACTTCTTTAGGAAACATGTCATACAAAATCTTTTTGAAATAATTCTCTTGTTTTTGTTGAGAACTTATCTTTTCATTTACCCATCGTTTAAATTCTGGTATTTCTTCATCCCAAACGTTTGGATATATATTTGTTTCTGTTATAATAAGTTTTTTCTCAGCTTCCAAACTTATTTCTTCTTCAAAAACTGAGAAATAATCGTCAGAAGAAACTTCTTTTAAAATGGCGTAAGGATTCCCAACTTCTATAGTTTCATATATATTTGGAAGTGGTTTATAACTTTCTTCACTCAAACTTAAAAGTACTTTATTTGGTGGTAATGTAAATGACAAATCTTTATAATGGACCGAAGTAAAAATACCACTATTAACTAACTTGTCTGAAACTACAATCCCATCTTCATAATTATTTCCATAATAAGACATAACAGCAGTTAGAAGATTCTTTCCAAAACGTACTTCTCCATTTTTACAGAAATTACTTTCTGCTAAAATATCACCAGCCTTAAATTTATCTCCTACCTTGACATACACACTCATAAAGTCCATATTTTCAACATAAATTTTCCTATATGATACATCAAAAATATCAACGTCTTTGTCTTCATATACTACTATAATATAATTCATATCTTGATAAACAACATCGCCATCCTTTTTCGCTCTTTTTACAAACTGAGTAAAATCAGTATATAGTCCTTCGCAACCAGATTGAATCATTGGAGTATCAAATTCTTTTAACATAATAGATTGTCGCATTTGAGATGACGCCATTTGTAATCTAGTTTGATCATCATGCTCAAGAAACGGAACAAACGAAACTGGAATTGAAACAGGTTGATTTTCTAACGTTTCTTCTGTAAACCGTAAATCATCATCTAAATGAACATTTAAAATTAAATCTTGTAAAACTCCACAATTATCTCGGTCTGGAGTATCCACAGGACATATTCTTCCAAACATTGATGGATATATATCTCGAAGATGCGCAGGAACATTCTCTCTCTTAAATCCACCTGGACCTAGAAGACTTATTCTAGAAAGTCGAGTTAGTTCTTCTATTGGGTTAATAGAAAAGTCAAATTGAATAATATCAGAAACATTACATTCAGATAAGATCTGCGTTGAATTTACATTAAACTTTGGTTGTCTTGTAGACCTATTAGACAAACATAAATCAAAAATAGACTTTGCAACCTTTGACAATACTATATATTCAAAACATCTTACTCGTTTATTAGTAAATAGAGTGTCGTCTAGTTCTTCTTTTTCAATCACAGAAACCAACTCGTCCAGAACATTATCTTTCTCAAAAAATCTTCTTGACATAATGTCGACTTTCAACATTAAATCGAGAGCGTAAACGATATCTTCTCCTTTTGATTTGGAATTAAACTTCGAATAGTTTCTTCCTAACTCAAGTATAAAATCGTCTTGCGTCATTCCTTTAGACTCGACCTCGTATAACTTTAAATCACTCATCAACTTATTAATCATGTTATCAGTTTTTGGTCTTAACTCCGAAATCTTATATTTCTCTTCTATCTTCTCAGGACCAAAATATGAAAGCATTAAAAGAGCAAGAGGAACTTTTTTATTTAAGAAAGTGACTTTAATATATGGATATTCTTTGTCCTCAGAAATAGTTATAGAAGCTACATTAGTACGTAACTTAATATTGTCTCCTCTTGTAACAATTGGAATATCCATCAATTGAAATTGTGGAACTTTCTTTCGCCCATTGATAACAATGTAATTATGGTCAACTAGTTTTGGCACTAACATACTTATATCAATTTCAGAACTACCTTTCTGGAGTTTGATAACTAAGTTATTTCTCAATGTTTTACTTAATTCACCAGAAGAGAACTTATGTTCTCGAAAGTCCAACTCTGATATTGTAAAACCTAACTCCTCTACAGGTTTTAGTATTTCTACAATATTGTCTAAAATCTTTACATACTCCTTCTCCCTAATAATAAAGATATTTCTATCTTTGTTTACTTTAAAATATGGATTTATTATATTCAACTTCTCTCCCCCCACTCCTGTTTTAAGTTTTCTGGAAGACCATGGTAAACCTCTTCAAGTAGTCTTAAAAGAGAATCATCAGAAAAGTCAGTTAAAAAGTTCAACCCCATCTTACGTTCTACTACATAATCTTTATGACTACTTCTTGAATAGTAAAATCTTAAAGTTTTAAACAGTTTCCTTCTAATTCGTTTTCGAGATACAGAAGTTCTTTTTAATTCTTCCATTAATTCAGAAATATTTGCGTCAAGCATCAACCTTTTCTCCTTCTAAAATTTTGTCCATTATTCCTCGGTATGAGTCACTATTCAGAATTCCTAAAAGAATACTTCGTTTTGGATTTGAAAAAGCTAAACTAAGTAACCATGACTCGTAACTTGGAACTGTTTGTATACTGTGATATTCTGGAGATACCTTATCTCGATTATCTAAAAGTCTCCATTTTTTGGCACCTTTCCACATTAGTTGTGAAACCACACATTCAAAATGTATATGATGTATATTTTGTCCACTACTGTTATATACTTCAAACAGTTCTGACACTATTTCTTTATAAGTTTTATCTTTAAACTGGTGTAGTAACTTTGAAATCGTAGACAAATCCGCAACGATGTCCATTTGTCTCATATTTATATTATCATCAACACCTTTTATAACAGCAGATCCAGAAGTATGAAAAGTTCTAAGAATTAATTGCGTTCCTCTTTCTCCTAAAGATTGAGCGGCAATTACTCCAATGAATCTACTATGAAGCGTTTTATAAAGATCACCATAACATTTATGACAAATCTTTGGACTCTCACAAAATATAGGACTTCTTAGTTGTATTATTCTATCGATAAAATTTCTATAGTTATCTGGAGTAATCTGTTTTAATTCCCCATCCTCTAAAAAATATCTCCAAACTAACATCTCAGCCTTCTTTGGAGTATCTACATGAACTTCTAAACAATCTCTAGTTCCACAATCATCTAGTTCAGGGTCAATCTGAAGGTTAACGCAAGTAAATATTAGTTTCCTAGAAAGATATCCAGATGTTCCAGTATTTAATGCAACATCTAAAAGTCCTTTTCTACAACCATATGTAGAGTTGAAAAACTCCTCTTGATTTAATCCATCTAATAAACTACTTTTAATTGGCGTCGGCAAAATCTCGCCATTAAAGTTAGACACAAAACCTCTAGATAAAATTATTTGTCGTACTTGATCCCAAGTTCCTCTCGCACCAGACTCCACTAAATAAGAATAGGTAAAATTTTCTTTAAGTAACTCTTCTGTTTCTTTCTTAGTAGTATTAGTAAGTTGAGATCTTATATCTTGAGGAGAGTACAACAATTCTTTTACTTTCTCAGAACCCTCAAAAAAGCAATCATCTAATGCCATTGTAACACCAAGTAAAGTCGAATATTTAAATCCAATTCTTTTAATATTATCTAACGTTTTTATAACAACAAGTTCATCATATTTCGATTTGATATCATTCAATATTTTCATCAATGTTTTCTTATCGACAACTTCATTTACTAATGGATAATCTTCTGGTAGACTTTCATTAAAAACTTTTATCCCTTGATAAACGTCTTCTCCTTTGTAATGAACTTTCTCTTGTAAATTAGAAAATCTATCTGATGTAAGACTAAAAACTCCTAGTATAATATCCTGCCCAGGAATTGTAGTTAAATTTCCATCTGCAGGACTATTCAAATTTTTACCTACAAACAGTTTCTCTCTAACTTCTTGTTTACTTTCTTCTGATATCGGAATGTAAACCGCCATTTGGTCTCCATCAAAATCTGCATTAAATGGAGTACAAATAAGGGGATGTATCTTAATAACTGAGTCTAAACTAATCTTAATATTAAACCCTAACATTCCAAGTCGGTGAAGAGAAGGTTGTCTATTTAAAATACATACTTCATCTTTTGATATCTCTTCACAAACTTTGAAAAGAACTGGAGACTTGAGTTTAATACAATTGTCCACAAAATCGATAGCTTTGTTTAATAATTTAAATCTCCTAACTTCAAGTAACTTTTTCGCTACAGGAATTTTAAACATCTCCAAAAACATCAAATATGGAATAATGCACTCATCTAAATTTAAAGTTGGGTCTGGAACAATTACAGCTCTTCCAGAAAAGTCAATGCGCTTACCTAAGATGTTTCCTCTAATAAGACCTTCTTTCTTAGAAAGTTTGTCAAGAATATGATGATATAACTCATTTACGTCTTTCTGTAGTTGCTTAAAATAAGTATAAAATAGACTTTTATCACGTTGAATATCAAAGATCGTATCTTTCATTATCTCCTTTTTCGTAAGTATTTGAACATAGAATCTGTTAATCTTATCTACTACTTGGTCATTTTTACTTACACTTTTCGAAGCAGGTCTAAGATCTGGTGGAAGAACTATAACATGTTTAATAAAAAGTTTATCAATATTATCTCGAACTAACTTCCAATCTAATAAATCATCTGCAAGATTATTTGCGAGATCTAAAACTACTTTCTGGATTGCTTCCAATTTCTCCCACTTTTGAGCACCACTAGGGACTTGTTCTAGTTTAGTTGTAACTACATGCTCGTCACCATCCATATATAAAATACTTTTCTCACTTCTCAACAACTCATCAAGAACTGACTTTAGATCACTTCCACCTACATCAACTAGTAAATCATAAAATACAGGATTTACTACCGGAATAGGCAACGTTATCTTAGCAAATCTTTGACGTCGTTCATAACTATTTACAATGTCAACTCCACATATTTTACAAGTCCCACCAGACTTAGAAACACCATAATACGTACCACATTGACAAGTATAGTTCCTCACAGGCCCAAAAATCTGTTCAGAAAATAGACCTTCTGGATGAAACCTTCTTTTTAACATAACCTTGGTTGAAGTAACTTCTTTCAAGTTCTCACAGAATTTATTGTTGTCCAAGAGTTTTGGCATGATTGTCTCCTTTTATTAATCGAATTTTTCTTTGATAAATTCTGCTATTTCTACAAAATGTTGTTTTACTTTTTTAGAAATTAAACGGTCGAGATCTGATTGAATTTCTTGTACAATTTTTGAGATCTCGGCTTTAGTGATTTCAGTTTGTGTTTCCTTCACTTTTTTCTCAACTAGTTCATTTACTTCTTTCTCGATTTGTTCACTTAAAATCGTCATCAACTTTTCCTTTCTTCCTTTGTTGAGGGAGTATTCTACCTTTATCAAAAATACTTTTGATTTTATCTTCTATAAATCTTGAAATTAAACCTAATTTAGGTGAGTTAGAAAAAACGTCTGTTTCTTTTCTTTCTTTTCCTATTTTTAACCACTTTTCAACTCCGATACTTTCATATTTAATTTCTCCCCACGGAGTAAAGTAACAATTATCCAAGTTGAAAATATTGATCATATGTTCTATATACTCAATAGACTGTTCATTAAGAGGGAGATTTCTCAACTCAAACGGTATACAAAATTCGTTTGTATCTGGGTCAGAATTTGGATGTATAGAATCTAAATAAACTGAGTCAATTTTTCCGTCAACTAATCTAACTGTATATTTCCTTATAACATATTTTGGGTCAATATCCGTAATTCTAAACAAACTATTTCTGTATATCATTTTCTTTGGAACTATAACTTTTTTTGTTTCTACCTCTTTTATACTCATTACGCTGCTCCAGTCTCTGGAATTAGTACTACGTAATTTTTATCTTTTTCTGTATAAGTAGATATAATAAAGTTATTAAATATAACTGGTAAGTTTAACATAGAAGTTAAATTAACAATAACATCTTCTCCAGATTTTAAAGAACCAGCTGGTATAGTTTTTACTGAAACATTTTTTTCACCAATACACATACTTACATCTAAATCTGATTTTTTATTCATTTGAAGAATTGGAAGTAAATTTTCTTTTAAGTTTATTAGTTTCTCCTCTCCAACAGTAGCGTCATAAGCCACATCATCTGTACTTTGATTCATCTGTTTTAAATAATCTAAATCAAATTTACTTACATTATTATCTCGGATTAAAGAAGAAATAATATCGCTCTCGATGAGCGTTGTTACCATATTAGCGGCGTTTCTCAAATCACCTTTAGTCAATCTACTTATGTATCTCCCTTCGAAATGTCTATCATACATTACATTCTTGCGACAGTCTACTATTAAGTATCTCGACGATATATGCAACCTCGCATGGATTAAATCTTTCCTGTCATAAGTAAAATCTCTACAATCTAATATCAAATCGCAGTTTGGTAATTCTTCTTCTCCTTCAACAAATCTTGTATTTAATTTTACAACTTCTAAATCTTTATTCCTTGCCTGAATTATATCTGAGATCGCGTCAACTTTTAGTTTTCCAACATCGTTAGTTTTATATATAGCATTTCTCAAGTTCTTCTCATATACGACGTCATAGTCTACTAAGACTATCTTCTTTATCATATCAAGTTGTGAAATAACGTCGGCAACAAATCCACCGAGAGTTCCAAGTCCGATAACAGCAATATTAGAATACATCTTATCCTTCCAAAATAAAGATTTTTACAATCAAAATCAAGAACTTTCTTTACTACTTTCAAAATTAACAATAAGTTCTAGTATTTCCGGGCCACGATCTAAAATAAATTTAACTTCTTCTTTATTAAGACGTCCTATCTTAGAATAACCTATTGTACCATCTTGTTTCTTAAAAGACCTCACAAGTTGAAGTTTTGCTTCGCCTCCATCATAAGAAAATACTGATAGCTGTAAAGTCGACTTCTCCTGTTCAAATTCAAACAATTTTATCAAAATGTCTTTCTCTTGGTCATATCCCATATTTTTCTCCATTTAAGTTAACGGGACGAACAAATATTCGTCCCGTTTTCTAAAGGAATTATAAGAGGAATAGTCTCTTCTCCGTATCGGTTGGATCAGGCATAAATTCAGATTTAAACTTAAAAACTTTGACAGTTTCTTTTAATGGATAATCTCGTGGAATCTTATATAGAATCTTAACTTTCTTATTTCCCTTTGAATCTTCTTCTGTTAAAGTCTTAATCCAATTTTTATCGTCAGCTTTTAAACCAGAAAGAATAGGAAGAACTTCACCATTAAAAAAGTCAAGATCTTGATCATTTCTCATTCTCATAGATCTCCCAACAAACAAAGTCTTCCAACGATATGGCTGATTATTAATCGGTTCAGAACTCACTTTATACTCAGCAGCTTTTAGTGCTCTACTTAAAGCAATTCCTCTTCCAGTTGCTTTCGAAAATGAGTCTAGAACAGAACATATAGCAACTCCTCTAGCAATCATAGTCTTATCAATGTTAAAGAAAACACAAGCAGTAAAAATATTTTGAGTCACTGGTGAAGTATGACGATAATATTTTACAGATACTTGTAAATCGTCTAATCTTTCCTCTACTGTTTTCCTTACTTTAACATTAACAACAGACCCTTCTACATTTGTTTTTGATTTCATTTCTCTAATTCCTTAGTTTTAATGAAGGGAACTAGATAATTCTAGCTCCCCCCATATTCCCAGTTGTCTAACCTTTAGTTCCAGCTGTTTTTAAGAACTCAAGCGTGTCTCCCGGTTGAAGGATGTAACCATCGTTTACTGGATTTCCATTAACAATTCCTTGTGCTAGTCGGTCAACATTTAGAACTTCCTTCAAGAACTCAGCTACAGCACCTACAGTCTTATATGCTACATCAAAAGTTCCAGAAGCAGCGCCGCTTGAGACCCGAACAGTAGTAGTAGTCCTATCACCTTTCTGATTCTGAGGTTTCGTTAACCTACTTTCAAACGTACCTGCCATAGCAGTAACTCGCTGATCCACTTTTTTCGAAGGTGCTACAGAAGCTGTACCACCTTGCTTCTCAAGAATCGCACTTATGATCACATCTTTCCTTTTCTTAGTTAACCCAGGAATGTTAAGATCATAAACACACATTTGTCTTAATTCGACTACCGTTTTTTGTTCGAGTTGTTCTCTTGTATACGTAGTAGACATTACTACCTCCTTTGTCTAATTGTTCTGACTTTGGCGTCAGATGTCATTGTCAAAATATCAAAATAGACTTCAGAGAACTTGTAGTTCTCTTTTATAGCAACATTATAAAGTGCCCAGCACATGATTGTTGCTACTCCCATATTAGTAAAAAGTAACTGAGGTTCTGACTTAGATAACTCTTCACAAGATAGTTCATCAGGCGTTTTGTCAAGTGGATTTTGTATTTCTGGATGATAGGCGCATAAGTCCGGCGTTAAATCTTTACCCTCCTTTCTGACATAAATTTGCACGTTCCCATCTGTATATTCATTTCCGCCTGAAACTAGAGTTACATTCTGTAACTCCTTACAATAATTTGATACCAGCATCCTCGTTTTATGATTATCTACACCTAGAAGAACTATATCATTCTCCTTTATTATACTTGGTATAATATTCTCGTCAACAAAACAAGGAACTGAGTTAATTGTTACATGTTCGAACTTAATACTAAGTTCTCTCTCCTTTACATCAGCCTTATTTCCCAACTGAGAAAATTCCTGTCTCTCAGTATTTTTCAATTCGTAACTATCTCCATCAACTAATGTTATTTCAGTCTGTATGTCTCTCAAATGGTCTACAAATCTACAAACTTTCTCCGATAAAATAGAACCAATTCCACCTAAACCAATAATCCTTACCTTCATCTCCTTCATTTAAATCCTCCATTAAGAAATAATAAAATCTGATTCAAAGAATGTCTTATTCCAAATCTAAAATATCTTTTAATATTAGATCTACTTTAAAATTTCTAAACATACAATCCGTACATGGGTTATAAGACTCGTCTCGATCTTCGTCTTTCTTGACGTCAACAATTGAGGTAACTCCAACTTGCTTAGTTGGACTTTGATATGATTGGAACAAATCTGCATAACCTGAATACAAACTAGTAAAATCTACATATTTACCACTATAAGCAGTATATGTTGTTTTTCTTGACTTAACAAACCCAATCCACCTTTTATCAAATTTCCTTTCTTCTCTACTAGCTAAAATTGTATAACCAAGTTTAGACTTTACATATTTTTTGTACTCTTTTTTTCCACCAACTACTGTAAAATTAGGCTTAAACATCGAAGGCCACCAAGGAGTATATTCAACTAAATTTAAACCATCTATATACTCTGTAGGACTCACCATAAATCTATAACCATTTGCCATAACTGACGCAGAAATAGATATAAATTGATCATCTACGTCTCCAATAGTAATATGAAGTCCGTCAAAGTGCGCCTCGTCCATATGATCAATAGTTGAGTGAAAAGCAGACATATTTCCATGACTATGAATTGAACCTATCAAATTATAACCATCATATAAAACATTTTTTACATAACTAATTCCACCATATGAAACTTCTTGGGGTGGTACTTGTATTATATAACGTTTTTTCTTCTGATTATAATGAAGAAGAACACAAGCTTCGCTCTTCTTTAGTTCATAAATTGTTTTAAAGAACTCAAAGACTTTTGCGAATCTTTCACTAGGAATCTTCTTGATATGTAGAGTTGCTTCTGGAGAAATATCTTCCAATATCGAAATTTTATCAACTGGCGCTAAACTCTCAAGAACACCCATTCTTTTCTTTAAATAAATTCCACCTTTTGCTATAACATAAAAGATATCATCATTTGGAAGTTCTGATTTTCCATCATGTATAACTACTTTAAACATTGTATATTAACCTCCTATCAACTCGAAAAACCATAGGTGATCTTGGTTCTTCTGTATATAATCCATGAAAATTTGGAAATAAAGTTCTTCTGGAAAAACCTTGTTCTTTACTTTCAGAATATCTTGGCATCAGAAAACCATACCTAGTTTTTGATGTAACATAACCTGGACTTTCAAATCCCCAGAAAGCACCAACATTACTATAATTTTGAAGTGAAAAGTATACACTATATCCACCTCTGTCTTTTACAGACATATAATGATATAATTTTTTGGAATAAGTAGAAGTAACAAAAATATCACCTGGTTGATTTCTAATCCTATTTAACTTCAGTGGAACATGTTGTAAGTTATTCCATTCTTTAGAATCTGGAGGAATCAAATCAAAATTCTCTTCGAGGTCAAAAATCCACAATGTACAACAATTAGAACATAGTACAAGAGATGGTCCACCAGTATCAATTATAAAAGCTACAATCATATTTATATCTTTCTTTGGAAAGCATGAAATCCCTGTAGTTTTTGCTCTGATTTTTGTACCAACCTTAATTCCATTAAGTTCGTTAACAACTTTACGAACTAATCCTACTTCTACATCTCCAGTTAAAATGTTAACATATGTTACTTCTTTTTTTTCCATCTTATGTTCCAAACAAAGTTTTATATCAACCGAATCCGTTTTAAAACCAGTAACTGTCCAAACTTTTAACATCTGCATTGGATCAACCCAATCTGCAACTACTACTTTGTCATTAACACTAAAACTGATATCTAAGTCAAAACTCCTAATTTCGAGTTTATTATCTTTAATAATCTCTTGTCCAGCAACTTCTGAACTATAATTCTTCTCAAGTTCAAGTCGACCATTAAGTAGTACTTTATTACCTCTCGAATAAACAGTTTTTCCAGAATCTATAAGAAGTTTTCTTCCAACTCGAAAAAGTTTACCTACATGTTGAAACTTCTGTTTAGGTTCAATATTCCAGTTATCATCACCAACACTTATATTGTACTTCTTGCCTGTCATGAGACTAAATTCCATAACTAATTTTCCGTCTTTAGAATTATTTAACTGATTAAACTTAACTTCAAAACAAGAAGAAATTGGAAGACTATTCGTTTTAACTTCTGTTAAAAAGTATTTTTTCCCCGATTGTAATCTCACTGACTTATAAGAAAAGTCCTTGAAATCAATTAGTTCTGCTTCTAGATTTTTTGCAATATAATAATCATTTAGTAACTTAACTTCTACTAATCCATCTCTAGCAATTCGAATCTTCTCTACCGTTCTATATGACTTCACTGGAAAATCAACACATAATATATCACCTACTTTAATCACTTTCTTATCACTAAGTTTTACTGAATCTAAAAACTTAGTTTTGTCAAGTTGTTCACTAAAAGTATCTAACACATTCTTTGTTAACTCAACTGTTTCTATATTTCCATCTTCACTTTCAATATTAACATGAGTAGGTTCTAATGAATCTTTCGGACCAAGGAATGAGTAAATATAATAATTCTTCCCTTGAAATATAACTGCCTCACCAATAGAAAGTTCTTTATTTGACAGAAATATTGAGTCACAAACATTATCTAACTCTGGACCATCTTCAGTAGGAATTTCTACTTGGGGTTTAACAAAAACTGCTCTTACATTATTATAAGTTAAATGACCCCCTTCTTCACTTCTACCAGAAGCGTCAACTATCATAGATTTAAGCAAAGAACCTACAGTATGTGTATATTTAATCCACGGAATGTTAAAAACAAACAACGGATCTCGATTTGTATTATATGACCAAGTCAAGAAACTACATATTTCTGGAACATCATCGTACTTCCTGTAATTTTCTGTATAGTCACCATTAAACGAGTTAACCCACCATTTTTCTAGAGCTTCATAGAATGACTCAGCTAGTGGTAGATATTTTGACGAAGGGTCTCCAAGACAAGCCGAAGAAGAAGAATCTAAATTCGGAAGATTACAAACAAGAAGATAATCTGAAAAAGAACTAATAGGACTTAATCGATAAAATACTTTAAATCTATCATACACAAATTTGTTTCTTTCACTATAGAAGGAAACAAAGTAAACTATATATGGAAATGATAAAGTAAATCTGAACGGAGAATTATTCTTTTCAAGGAAATTTTTAAATCCATACTCAACTAGTTTACCTGTTTTTTTAAGACGTTCAATATCACGTTCCATACTCAGTTTAACTAAAATTGTTCTAATCTTTGGTGAGTCTTCAACTACAAGAATTACATAAGATCCAAATCTTCTAACAAATCTACAGTTTTGAGGAAGTACATCTAATACTTGACTACCACTTAACTTACTAAGTTTATATAAAAAATCTCTAGTCAACAAAGTCTTATTTCTTATTCTTGGTTCTGTATCTCCAACTTGTTGGTCATGAACTTTAGACACTAAACAACTAGAGTACCTTGAATCAATTCGTATCTCATGTATTGCCTCACTAGTATCAGGAAACATATCATACCTTCTCATATTATTCTCCCTTCATAAATTTAAATATTTTCACATATTCTTTAACTATTTTACCAGCCTCATTCTCTCTAATTTCAGTTGCTTTAGACCTCTTCATATTGTCAAGACCTTTCTTCCTCGCGTTAGTCCACAGGACTATTATATATCGTTGAGACATTTCTCTTTCTAAAGCAAGAAACGCTACCTCTTCCTTTGTTCTACCAGGAACTTCTAGTGCTAAAAATATATTTGGTCCACTTGGTAAATTATTGAAATGTTTTATATTTCCTTTTTCTTTTTCTTCATCAAAAATCTTATCACATATTTCTCTTACTTGTTGGTCAACATCATTTGACTCAATCTCGTTTAGAAGAGTTTCCAGAATTCCCACTTTTCCCTCCAAACTTTGGGATTATTCGGATTGCTAATGTAAGAAATAATATAACAACTCCAAGTAACTTCAGAAATATAGAACTACTAACTAGTGGCCAAAATATATTTGACGCTACTGCTATTATTACAGCAAACTTTGCTACAGAATCTAGTTTATCATAGAATTCATTTATTCTTTTAGAAATACCAAAAAAGTTTTCCATTACTTACCCTCTAATGTCTTCGCTAGTTTGTTTATCACTTCATAAGAAGTATCAAGAAATTCTTTCTTATCTAATAACTTCGGATTCTGAAATGTTTGTAAAACTAGAAGTTGTACTATATCTTCAATCTTCTCATTTAAATCGTCTTCGACTCGAGGTATTTTAGATCCTTCTATCATTATCGCTTTATTATTAGCAATGTCTATCACATCAAACTTTTCACTCTTAATTTCAAAATCCAATCTACATATTCTAAGAACGCACTTAGTTAAGTCATTCAACCAAATTCTTCCTTCGTCTGGGTCAACTTCTAACGAACCCAACAAGATCTTCTTCGCAATTCTCACTTTCTTCTCCTTACTTTACCCTATAGAATCTTCGTTTTTGAGGATCCTCTACCCACTCAACTTTATCAAAGGGAACTGATCTCCAGTCATGTTTTTCTAAGTCGTAAACATGAAGAATTCCATGTTGATGCATTAACTTCAAGATCTTAGATAAATTTACTCCTTTCGGACGGTTTGATACTGGTATCTTATCAAAATTTAATGTACATTTCATTAAACGAATAGTGCCATCTTTCTTCGTAAACTTAACAGTTATTTCATCTTCTTCTTTGATCTTGTCTAAAAAGTCAGTAACAGTACGTATTATATCATTTGGCATATCATATTTTCCTCCTATCTAAATGTACTAAATCACCTAAACTTTCTTTATCATCAACTAATTCTGCCATCATAGTACAAGTCCAGTTACATTTTTTACAGTAGAACCTTTTATCTCTAAACAAATATACTTTCAAAAACGGATTAAGTTCATTATCATTTGTAAAAAGATTAGAAAGACTCATATATTTTGGAGAGTCAACCCCTCTAACTCGTAGACAAAGTCTTATAGATGAGTCTGCGTCAACAGTTATAACTTGGACATCATGATAGTTACTACATTCCATATCAGAAGGGAGTGAGTCCCATATCTTAGCCACTAAATCCTTACCCATATGAACATTTAATTTATCATTAAAAATCTTTTTAAACTCTTCCGCCAGTTGCGCTGATGGATATACTAAAGTACTCTCGTCTCTGATATTAGAGAAATCATAATATGGAGTTTTTGCTATATCAACAAATGTTATAGAACTACTTATATCACGACTATCTAAATCTTTTACAAGACGATGTAAATATTGTACAGTATTCTTATCAACAGTTATCTCAGCAACTAAATCTTTTACAAACTTCTCAAATCTAGTTAACTTCTTAATTCCAGAAATACTTTTCAAAACAATATCACCGCTAGCATTTTTATCGAAAATAATAGGATCTACTGAAGATGTAAGACCACCAACAAACTCTACTTTAGAAAATAGGTTCTCCAACATTGGTTGAACTTGATCTGAATTATTTGTAATAATTGTATAGAAAATATCTTCTTTGTTACAATAGTTAATAATCTCAGGGAGATCTTTTCTTAACAGAGGTTCGCCACCATACAATATATGGAAACAATCTGGATTATGAAGTTTGAATCTCCTAAGACCTTCAATAACTGTATCAGTCGACATTTCGTTTTCTAGATAATACTTCATATCCGGATATTCAGTAGGTTTCCCATCATAGTCTCGAACTATAGAACAATATTCACACCTTAAATTACATCGTCTTGTTAATAACCAGTTAACAATTTTTACTTTATCCATCATACTTTCACCATATTCAATTCAACCTTGTATCTTCCGTCCCCGCCCATACTATTAATAATAATAGTACCGGGATGTTCTTGTCCTCCATAATTAGTTTCATCTAACCAATCCATCCAATCTTTTTCTATCCAATAACAAGGGTCAGAAACTACCATTTTTCCAGAAGTAATCTCAACAGTTCCCTCCCCATCTATTCTTCCGTTCCAGGTATCTCTAATTAGCCACTTCACTTGATATGTGCCAGGAACTACATCAAATGTATTTTTTCGATCAGGATTCTCATCCATATCATATCTCTTATAATAATCTTCATCACAAATCATTATTAAACCAGCGTCAACCCCAACATTTTCAGCCGTCAATTTCATTTTATTCTCCATTTTAAAAGAAACTTAAAACCTCATCAGCATCGATCTGGTCTATATGTCGATGACTAATGATATTTATCGACTTATCTACTACTAATGTACGAAGTAGATTTGAAACGTATGTAATATTTTCATCATCTAAACTATCAAAAATTTCATCAAATAAAACAATATTAAACTTGATATCTTGAATATCATTTTGTAAATCACATAAAGTCAAAATTGTGGCAATGTCAACAAGTCTTGTTTGTCCGCCAGATAACTTAACTCTAGAATTTGCTTTAGTAAGATTGTCAAGAACGTTTACTGAAATTTTGTCTCTAAATTCACCCTCTTTTGTTGCTTTTAGAGTATCAAAAGAAACAATGTATCTTCCATTCGATATCTTATCTAAATAATACGAAACTTTCATATTCATAAATGGAATTGACTCATCGATTAATAAACTAGGAATTCCAACAGACGAAAAACCAACCTTCCAGAATTCCAAAACTACTATGTCGTCCTCTAAACTACTCTTCTGAGTTTCTAGTCCCCTAATTTCTTCTTCTATAGATTCAACTTTCTCTGTATAGAAGTTTAGCTGAGACTCATCAAATTTCTCTTCTTGTTTACGAGCAAGAAATCCTTCTACAGTCTTAATTCCAGATTCAATATCAGAGATTTGTTTTTCTAATTTATTGATCATTCCGATCTTACTTTTAATATTACCAATTTCAGTTTCTAAATCTTGTTTCTTTAATTTCAAAAGTTCCATCTCATTAGAAGACTTTTTAGTTTCTTCTTCAAGTTTCTTACTACTTAATTGTTCTACTTGCTCTACTAACTTATCATATTGCTCTTGAACTTTCTGAATTTCCGAACTCTCGTTAATGTCTATAACATTAAGTTCGTTTTCTTTCTTTTGATTGTTCTCTGAAACTTTAATAACTAAATCATCATGTTTTCTAATTATTGTCCTTATATAAAACTCAATTTCCTCCTTTTTCCCTCCAAGATTGAGAATTTCATTTTTGATCTGTTCTCGTTTCTCCTCCAAATTACGTATAGTGCTTGGACCAATCTTCTGTTCACAAGTGGGACAAGTAGCAATTTCTTTATCTATCACACTTTCTTTAATTTCAACACTTCGTTCATCCAACGAAGTTATTTTAGTTTCAATACTCGCAACTTTATTCTCTAGTTTGTTTCTTTCCTCGCTTAAAGAAAGTAGTTCAGAATTAATTTCATCTTTTTCAGACCCTAAAGTGCTTCTTAACTCATCTCTCAACTCATCATATTTGGTTTTTATTTCATCAGAACGTTTCAACATTTTATTCTGAAGTTCAGAAATCTTTAATCGTTTCTTGTTACCTAAGTCTTGATAGAAAGAAACTAAACCTGAATCGATTATCGAAATTTCTTTCTCAACCAAAACTACTTCCTCAGAAAGTTTCTCAAGGTTAGAAGTTTGTTCTCGAACTTCTTCAACCTCTTCAAAGAGACTATCGATTTCTGACTTCCGTCTTACTATCGTGTTCTGATACTCTTCTATGTCTTTAGCTTTATTTATCTCAAAATCAGATTTTACTTTATTAAGGGTTACAATTTGAAACTTAGCATCAGAAAGTAACTGTTGGTCTACTGACAACTTATTCTTAATTTCGTCCAAGCTTTCTGATATTTGTTTTATTCTTTTTACAGTTTCATTATAATATAAAACATAATCGTCTAACTGCAAAATCTTTCTGAAGATCTCTTTCTTATCAGTATCAGTAAGATCAGTAAAGAAGTTTTTAACTTTCTGTCCAAACAACAACGTATTCATAAACAATTTCTGTGGAATAAGTATTCGTTCAAGCTCAGGTAGAACTTCTCGTTGACCCTTTTTTATAGGGTTCTTCATATCATGTCTATATAGAAGTACTGTATTCCCATTCTGACGATGCTTATGAAATCTATCAACTCGATATGGAACACCATCTACTTCAAATGTTAACCAAGTGTGACAGTCTCTCATTATCACATCATTTACTACATCATCTCCATGTCTACCTGTACTAGTTACTCCATATAATGTATAAGGTAAACAATCAAATATCGAAGATTTCCCAACTCCATTTGGTCCAGTAAAAAGAACCATTTTATTGTCTCTAAAATCATGAACCATCTCATTAATATAACAACAATAGTTCTTCATTCCAACTTGGAGAAATTTTACATCTTTCATATATCTCTCCCAAAAAGTACAGACCCAAAAACTTCCGATAGGACACCAGACTCACTAGGGTGTTTTGAAACAACGTCATCAATATTAGACACTCCAAACATTACTGATATTGAGAACTTTAATTCATTAACTTTTATAGAATCTAGAATAAGTTTTGCTAAGTCATTAATCCAAATCGATAGTCTTTCTCTATTAGTCTGTGTTTCAGGAGGGATCAGTTCTTTTAAAAAGATAATCAAACCGATTACTTCACTTATCGGAATCTCGATTTTTTTCATATTATTGTCTCCTTCTGACTTTCAATTATATCAATTG